ACACAAGAGATGCTGCGGGATGAATGGACGAGAGTGGATGGTTTAATACTCTATAATAGCGATGCGCTTAAAACGATGCCAAATGCCAAGATCGAACAGATCAAAAACGCTTCCGTTCCTGTAGGCATTACGGATATGATTGCACTTCAAATCAAAATGATGGAAGAAGTGTCCGGCGTATCCGGAGCACTGCAGGGACAGGCACCTAAATCGGGGACGCCGTCATCGCTTTATTTACAACAGACGCAGAACTCATCCTCTTCACTTATGGAGATATTTGAATCATTCCGCGAATTAAGGGAGTCGAGGGATTTAAAGAACCTGAAACTCGTACAGCAGTACTACACCGAAAAACGTATCATAAACATAAACGGAAGCAGCAATCGAATCAAGTCCATAACGTACAACCCTGAGCTTGTGAGAGACGTATCGTTTGATTTGAGCATTACGGAGAGCACGTCGACGGCATCGTACCGTCAAATTATCAACGATATGCTATTGCAGTTCTGGCAGGCAGGAGCAATTAATTTGAAGCAGATGCTCGAGAACGGTGCATTCCCGTTTGCCGACAAGCTGCTGCAATCGATAGAAGCAGATCAAACGGAAGCGCAAAATCAGGCAATGCAGCAAGGTATCAATCCAGAAGTGGCAGAGCAGATCTATTCACAGGCAAACCCGCAGGCAATGGAAATAATCAATAAAGGGTTACGGCAATGAGTATAATAGTACCTTACATATTTTCGCACGATCATATTCTCGAAGCAGTTAAACAGGAATCGTCACTGTATGCCGAAAGGAAGATTGCAGGTGACGGACAGAGTCTCTTCGAGCAGTTTGTATTTGACGAAGAATATTTTCGCAAGTTCAGGGAGTTGTTTTTTGATGCACAGGCAAAGGTGATGGACAGATACGGAGCATACATGCAGTATGCACCTGAGACGGACGAGCAGTATTTCTTTGAGGAGTCCAACTTCTCGATTGATCGGGATTTTAGTTTCTCGCTTTTGATGCCCGATGATTATAATCAGTTTTACAACAAACAGGTGAGTATAAAAACAAGAGAATTCCTTGTGTCTTACATTATGTACCGATGGCTGGAGACGAAGGATGCACAAGATGCAGCACTTTACAAAGCAAGGGCTGACAATGCACTTATGGACGGCCGTGCATATCTGGAAAAACGAATAGCACGGTCGAGAACGGGCGGCAACTTTTTTTGATGAAATGATGGTTAGTTAGTTTTTTGATGGATGGAGATGTCTGCGAAGATGTCTCCATCTTTTTACCATATAGAACATTGCCCCGAATGTGCAGGAGGTTATATGCACCATAAACGAACTGCCGGCATTGAAAAAGGACGCCGCAAGCATCACGATGATACCGAAGAAGAATAACCTCTTCTGTTTTCCGGTCGCTTTATTGTATATAACGATCACCGTCTCCATGCCGAACATTGCATAGATCATGCCGGACGATCCAACGGTTGGGATATCCGTAACGGAAGAAAAAGAAGCCATCACTGCAATGATATATATCGCAAGAAACAGAACGAACGGCTTGACGAATCGCTCCATCACCCGGAACGTGGAAATAAAAACAAGGGTATTCAATGCAAGGTGGATGATACTTCCGTGCTGAAAGGAGAACGTAAGGTGAGTATAGAATGGAGATACGGAAGTAAATCCCAGCTCACGCCCATAGATGAAGTACACCGCCACGAAAAGAGCTGCGACGATATATTTAAGAACCATTTTCTTTTCTCCATTGTTTTAGTGCCTCTGAAAGCGGGATGGATTCCTTGACAATCCTCTCCGTATCGTTATTTTCTTTTTCACTTTTTCTGCCAAGCAGTCTTTCTGCAATCTTACGAAACAGTTTACTCATAGTTTTTTAATATTTATTACTGTGAATTAATTTGTAATACAAAATTGTTGCATAATCTTTATCGATATAGAATCGAGGCGCTGGCTGCATGCTTATCTGTCTTGCATACCATGAAAGCGGCTTGCCGTCTTTGGCAGATAGAAGAGCTTTGTATCTGGCATAGATTTCTTCGTGTTTGTCGCGGATGTGCTGAAATTTTGACAACTTGTGTCGGTCCGTGTTGATCTCCCACAGGAGGCGCTTAATATAGTACTCGCTCATAAAAAATGAAGAGCATTTAGTGTTCTCGGCCCTCTCGGCTATGTCCTTTGTTGAGAGATATTCTTTCTCTTCTCGCCTTATCTTCTCACATGCTCGATAGAACTCCCTGTTCTTTTCCAGCTTCATGTAAAGTTTCGCCATAGCGGTTATCTATTTAATAGTGATATACGCCAAAGAAACAAAACATTACCAAAATATAAAATAAAAAGGCAATAAATGTATCAACAATCTGATTTTAAATTTACTTTAACACACACTCGGCAAACTTCAAAACTGCATATTTGTGTCTGATATTGTCAGATAACAATTAATCTGTATAAAAAATGGAGAAAGATTTACAAACAATTCTGCAGGAAAAACCGGTACAGGAGCAGCCGCCAAGAGGAAGGAATGCAGTCATGAACCGCTGGCGAGAATCAAATCCTGATTACGAGGGAGAGCCTGCGGATGATGACCTGTATGATTACGTCTTATCTGAGGCCGATAGCTACAAAAGTAGATATGACAAGCAAAACGAAGTAAATTCTGCACTCGCAAAGCGTATTGCGGAAGATCCGCGTTTAGGGGCGCTCATTGCCGGAATCATGGGGACTGATGAAAACGGTAATCGGAGGAATCCGGCATACGTGATTGCAAAATTGTACGGAAAAGATTTTCTACAGGATGAGGATGCACTAAACGATATGGAAAAAGGCTACGCCGAATACCTGGAACAGACAAAGAAAACGGAGGCAGAAGGTAAGCTGGCGCAAGAAAATTTCCTGAAATCAATGAAAAGGGTGGATGAGTATGCTAAGGCAAACGGTCTATCCGAAGAGAATACCGAGAGATTGCGGTATCAATTGGTACAGGCGGCAGAGGATATGTTGATGGGTAATTTCTCGGATCAAATCATCGAGACGGTGGCGAAAGGAATTACTTATGATGCCGATGTTCAGGAAGCTGCCAACACCGGCTACGTAGAAGGCAAAAACGAAAAAGTGGAAATGAAATTTGGCAAAATCGAAGGCGATATGCCGGCAATGGGGACCGTTACGCGGAACCCCGTAAAACCAAAAACAAAACAAATCGCAAAGAAGTCGTTCTTTGACGAAATGGAAACAGTTGAATAATAACATAATTTTTTTGAACATGAAAATGAATAAGATTTTATCCAAAATGGAAGAAAGCGGGATATTGATGTTCCTGCTTGTAGCGTTACTTGCCGTATTTGGTATTGCAGACGCAGGTGTTGTAACATCCGATGTGGTTAATCCTGCCGGAGGTGGGGCTGTGTTAGTTGATGAGAATAGTTCTGTATCCCGCACCATGAGTGATGAGGAATCGGTTAATCTGATTCTGGATCAGATTGATAAAAAGGTTACCAAGATCAGACCCTACGATGTGGTGCTTGACACGATTGCGAGGAATATTAAAGACGTAAAGACGAGTACCGGACAGGTAGTAAGGCATTATGCCATCGATACCATCGACACTACGGCTACCGTTACCACTGCCGTTACAGCAGGCAGCACACAGGTAGAGCTCGTTACATCTAACAAGGACATATTCGCATCGGAACAGACGATAAACGTAAACGGCGTGCCAGGCTATTTAGCTGACGGATCTACCGTTGATACAGAACACAATTTGCAGTTATATGTTGTAGGAAAATCTGCCGCAGGCAATCCGCTGGTTGTTACTTATAACGGAACCGGACCAGGCAGAGACGTCATCCCGGCTATTCCCATTAACACGGTGCTAACGCGTTTTGGACGTGCTGCCGCAGAAAGTCAGATATCTACCGATGCTTACAGCGGTGTACCAACCGACTTTGAGCAACATTTACAAAAGTTTATCGCCCAAGTTGAAATCACCGACATCTTCAACAAAGCAGATAAGGAAGTGGAATGGAACTTTAGCGATGCAGAAGAGGAAGCCATTTTCGATATGAAGCGTACCCAAAATTTCTCGTTATGGAAAGGGGTTAAAGGGCGTAAGAAAGTGAAAAATGCACATACCACGAAGGCCGAAGACGTGTTCTGGACTGAAGGAATCTGGACTCAGGCAGGAAAAGACTTTTCTTTTGGAGGCGCTGTAACCGCTGCAAAGATGACCGACCTCATGATGACAGCCTTTACCGGAACAAACTCCGGAAAACGTAAACTATTGATCGTTGGAAGCGGCTTACTGAAAGACATGGAGAATCTGTATCTGCAGGGCTCGACCAACGGATATGTAGCCAACGTATCGGTAGGCACGCGCAAACAGGTTTACGGCATTGAATTCACTGAGTATATCAGCAAGTTTGGCGTACTGATGGTTACGCATGATCAGTCACTTGATGACTTGGGTATGTCTAACAGCGGATTTATTCTTGACCCCGACTTCCTGAGAAAATGGACAATGGGATGGAGAGTGACCAACTTTGACTTGAGAAAATCGGCGCAGGCCGACAGTGATGCGCGCGGTTTGATGGAGATTTGCGGACTTGTTCTGAAGAATCCGAAAGCACACGTTAGAGTTACTAAGGCATAAACAAACAAGGGTATGACATCATACAGGATATATAAATCAACTACCGGCGTAGAGTATAACTTCTACGTCGGTGTTGACGGCAAAGAAGAGTTCGTATCATTCAGCGGGCCAGGAGCAGTCGCGTTCGTTGAAGATCCGAAGCTGGCGGAAGCGATTGAGGAAAGCGATTTATTTAAGAAAAGAAAGATTGTCCTTGTAAGCGTAGTGGGAGATTCTATAGATGAAAATAAAGCCGCAGAAAGAATAGGAGATGAGTTTCCTGAGGTAAAGAATATGATTGACGCTATCGAAGTGCTTACAACCAAGTATGGCGTAAACGAATCTGATATCGGAAGGAAGGCGCAAGTGTTGGCCAAGGCCGAAGAACTTGGCGTTATCTTTCCGAATTATAAGTAACGTTCATACACTTTTAAATTAATGAGGCTGTTAGTAGTCAGTGATGCTGCTGACAGCCTTTATTCATAAAAGATCGAGATGACAAAACAAGAGTTTATAAACAGGGTGCTGCTAATCATGAATGAAGCCTCGATGGCAGATCCGGCAGGCACGATGTTCATCGGTGCGGATACCGCTCAGCTGGATAGGCAGATAGAGGGTTCATACGTGGATGCCTGGCGTAGGTGTGTAAAGGTGATGCCTCGCTCATGGTTCAAGAATAATTCGTTTAAGAGCGCAGGACTTTTCCCTAACCTTGCACAAGGAACAGGATACGTAGAGCTACCCAGCGACTTTTACCTATTAAGTTCATTCAAAATGCAGGGGTGGCAGAAAGCGGTGAAGGAGGCATCTATGGCAAATGAGCTTGTATCATCCATACAGTCTAACGATTATACAAGGGGATCAGAGATAAGACCTGTTTGCGTTATTGATTTAGAAGAGGTATCCGGAACAGTAAAGCATGTTTTGAGATATTACTCCCTTAGCAAGAATCTTACATCTCACGTTATAGAGCAGGCTATTTATGTACCGGTAGTAACGCCGTTAGGAGATATTGAAACGACCGCAGAGCTGGGGTTGAGCGATCAGGTAATAGAGCCGCTTGCCTATATCACCGCCAGCACAGTATTTACAATGCACGAGAAGAACAATATAGCGCAGGCGCTTGATGCAAGAGCCGTAGAAATGTTTCCCGGCTTACAGAGCGTAAAAAATGGAGTAACAACGGTAAAACAGTAATAGATGAATGGCAATATACATCCCATCACAGACGATCGAGATACCCGGATTGGATCGGATTCCTATACTGAAGTATCTGAAAGAGCCAGCCATCTATAAGGAAGAGCTTTATGCGAGATATCCATCAGGCGGTGAATATGGTTGGTTTGCTTTTGTTTATTCCTTAAAGAGTTTCGTTTATTGGGATCCAGATACGCAGGAATGGGCACTGCTGAATCTTGGCAGTGAAAATGTGAATCTGATACGTTACATGCAGATTGATCAGGAGTTATACGCTATGGGGCCTGCCGATATACAGACTATAAAATGCACTATATATGATGGATATAACAGAGCCATCACATCGCAATACGGACAACTTGATGTAAAAAGAGATAGCGGAGACTATTACAGCGATCAGTTATGGGATCAGGTTCATGGGATGAACAAGGGGTTTGAGTTTACGATCACCTTTGACGATCTCAATTTCAGGGAAGGATCAACCGGTACGATGTTCACGCTAATAGCAACCCGTGACGCAAGCAGTATCATGTCATATATCAAAATAAGATGAGAAGTACAGTAAAAAATACAAGACTTGATTTTGAGCCGTTAAACATAAGCTGCTCTATCGAGTGTACGACTCCATTTTCGCCATTGGTGCAAGTATCTAATGCATTGCTGGATGAATACGAGCCTGACCGATCAGTATCGCCATGCATTATACGTCCTTATGTGATGGTGAAAGATAAGGACGGTATATTTCCCGATGGAAATGCAAATGCGAGACTATCGTCTCAAACAATCAAATGGCTCTTTAATGGAGTTGATATAAAAGATATTCCTGAATTTACCGGAAAGTATGAGATTATTACCGCAGACAATGAATTAAAAGGCTCATTAAAGATATTCAGGAATACGCCAGTAACAGAAACATGGATCATATCATTTGAGGCACAGTTCGAGGACTGGAGAAGACCCAAAATAGAGACAGTGCATAGCAACGAACTGTCAATGTCCACCACCGATCTGGGGGAAGATCTGTACCGAATTAGTGTTGATATTCCTCATATTGTTTACAATCCTGTTTTAGACAACCTATTGCTGTATGATTACATGCTTGCCAATAATCTTATACCGGCAGGAGATCGTAACGCCTACAAGGATGAGCGAAGTTTTGAGAAGTCCGTTTCCCTTGTCCTTAACAGCGGAAGCCATAATATAACCTCATTACCTGCCGGAATAACACTTCAGCTTTATGAGATAGGATCACCAACGGCTATTATACCCGGTAGCGACAAAAATCCGGAAGTAATATCTATCGAGTTTCCGTTGATAAACTTCGACCTGAGGCTGATAAGCAAAAAGGAATATGAAGTAAGGATATACCGCAATACAAAGCAGCTCGCCAAAGCAGCATTCTCTATAAGGAGAGAAGAAGAAAAAGTGTACGAGTGTTTTCCTGCATTCGGATCGGATGTCTCGCCACATCAGAAAATGTATTACAACAAGGCAATTGTAAACTTAAAAAACGGAACGATAGCATATCCGGAATTATACTACAAAATCACGTGGTTCACAGAGGCACGAACTTATGACAATGTGCTTGGTAGCTGGATCAGTGCGGGAGAAGTAAAACACAATATTGGCGCCTCTCTCGAGATTCCCCTATCGGACACAGGCGTAGGGGTGACCAAGAACGACAACTACTTCTCTGTTGGCTTTGATGTTGATCCACATGGAGCAAGTTCTCTGGCAACGGATGAGGCGGGAGACGTATATACAGACGAATCTGGAAATTATTATATGATATGAAATACGCAATAGTAAATAAGAAAAGAGCAGAGTCCTACGGGATCAGGATTCATTTACATCGTCTTAACCCTTCAAAGACAAAGATGATAGTGAATGAGAATGAGTTAAGACATCTTGGCGATCCGGATGTATGGGCGGTAAATCTCGGCGGGAAGCTTGTAAGCAGAGCAGAACTAAACAATTTAATCAATAGCGAAGTATGGCAGAACAAGTAAAAGGAGCGTTCACCGTACGCTTCTTAAAAATAGGAGATGATGTGTATATCACAAGAGAGATATACAGGATAGACAATGGCGTTAGAAAAGGAGCGGCATTGTTTCAGGCCGTCGATATTGTTTCGGGGGCATTGTCTGTTGACTGGACAGATCCGAACCAGCAGCCGATATGTGAGTTTAGCGCGAAAAGCGCGGTTGGATATCCAGTGAGTATTATTGAGGCCGTATTCACCTACGATGGTTCTCAGATAGTATTTTCTTCTGCAGACGAAACAGGATGGAGAACCTCAACGGATAACAAGTTTAAGATGATGCAGTTTGACGGAAAAGTATTTTTCAAGATCATCAACAATATCGCATCACCGACACAGGTAGCCAATAAGCAGATAGGATACAGCCTTACTTACATTTCCAACGGAATGATCAACTCTTACGTTGGCAGCATGGATATTGTTATCCAGCAGGCAGGAAGCGACTCTCATTATGTAGTTATCACTACACCAAGAATCGTTCTGGATGCATTAAACCCATCTACTGTACTCTCCTTGCAGGCAAATTATGGCGTGAAAAACATAACGATCGGAGAAGATGGCTATACTGTTGAGTGGTATAAAGACAAGGTGAAAATGCCGGATACAACGGCGTCGATTACGGTAACCAGGGATGATGTATCGGGCGCGAGCATGTATGTAGCCATATTACTTCTTAATGGGGTGCCCGTTGCGCAGGATGGTCAACATATCAGTGATATTGCCGATGAATACCAGGTGAGGGTGCACAGGATAGTCGATTTTGTTAGCCAGACAACAAACGGCCAATTTGAATTTTATCTTATGAAGAATAATGTCACCCTTCCTACACTCGATACAGATTGGACATGGGATATTTACAATGCATTAGGCGTTGTAACCAAAAGCGGCACAGGGAAATCCGTAACCGTCACTGCCGCTGATTGTAAGAACACCCCTATCGGTGGAGGCCCCGAATATTATTCGGATGCCAACTATGTAGGAACAGTAACAATTATATAACATAAACCACTACTCGGCCAAAGCCGGTAGTTTTAGACAAAAAGTATATAAGTATGAATAAAGAATTAAGACAAGCGCAGTTGGTCACCGACTTTACGGATCAGGATCAGATCTTAGGTGTTTTCGGAAATACAGTCGGCCGCACAACCATGAAAGACCTAAAAGAAGGCATTATCAAAAATAATGACCTTTATCTGAACCAGGTAGCTTTTTACATTGACGTAAACGAACCGGCATCAACTCCGCTAAAAGTGAACGTAGGTGGCAACAGGGAGATGTTCAATCTATGGGTAAGAGAGTGGAAAGCAGGAGTAATGGATCAAACGGGAAACTTCGCCGAGCTGTCAAGAGAGGATAACCGGTATTTCGCTGATGGATCACCGGCCGTTGACCCTGTGACCGGAAGTGCGGTAGCAGCTTTGGCCAACGCCAACTTCATGGGTAAGATTCCCAGAACCGGATGCTATATTCAGACGGTTGAGATAGCCGGCAAAACGATACAACGGTTATGGTTGTCACTTTTGGATCTACCGGGGTGGACAGAGCCCGCTCAGTATGTTGGCATGTTCAAGGGATGGGTTGATGGAAGCGGACGGCTACGATCGGTTCCCAATGTCGTACCAACCCGATCGAAAACAGTAAAACAATTTTGGGATAGCGCACAATTATACGGTAAAAGCTACGGGCTGGCAGGAGTGCATTTCAGAAACATGCTGTTATGGTATATGATGGCCGCTTATGGACAAAGAGGTAGCCAGGAGTGTGAGCTAGCTGATGCTACGAAGGTATGGGGTCCAGGTCTTGACGGTACGGGAAGTGCGGTAGCAACAAACCAATATACTATCGTTACCGGTCAAACACTCAGTCTCGGTACAGCGGACGGGAAATCATCGGTGCTCGATTCGGCAGGGGCTACCTGCAACTCCGTAAAGGTTCTCTCCTTTGAAAACCCGTGGGGACAGTTTTGGGAATTTGACGGACACATGTGTTCGATCAATAACGATGTAGTGGTATGGAGAGACAATTTTATGCCGGCCACATCGGCCCCCACTATGGCAGATTTTGAAAAGATCAAAACTTTCGTCGCACATCGCCATAGTGCAGCCATTTCAAATACAGCAACCACTGCACATAAAATGAATTTAATAGCGATGGGAGAGCAGGCTGCGTTTATGTTTCCATATGCAGTGCAAGCCGGCGTATCATATAACGACTACTTCTATTACAATATTGCAGGTCAGGTGTGGCTCTGGGGCGGCGCCGCTGCGTACGGTGCGAAGTGCGGTCTCGCCTGCTCGCTCTCGTTCAACGCCTGGACGTACTCGTGGTCGAACATCGGAGCCCGCCTTGCTTATTTTGGGGATGTGAATGAAATCAGCGGAGGCGATATGCTCGCGTAAATTAGGGGGTGCAGGGGGAAGCGTCCCCCTGCTGGATTGATACAGATAAAAGTCCACCTGATCCGGGTGGCAGGCATATGATTGGAAAGTGGCTCTGGGGCGGCAACGCTGAGAACGGTGCGAATTGCGGTCTCGCCTGCTCGAACTCGAACAACGCCTGGACGAACTCGTGGTCGAACATCGGAGCCCGCCATACTTCAAATAATTATCAGGATGTGATTAGTGCGTCATACGAAAGCATCCGACCAGTCAAAGCCTCATCGGTGTAGCCGTATGCTACATGCAGAAGAAACAAAATAACCTTGCGTGAATAGCCTCAGGGCATCACCATTACGGTGTTAGTAACTTAGATGTTGAACGCTCCGTAGAGAATGAAGCAAGCAACGAAAATAATGAAAAGAGAAGGATACACGTACAGAAAGACGTATAATTGGGATAATTTGACGAAAGCCGAAGAGTCGGCTACCAAAGGCAAGCTAAAACGACATTATGTAAAATCGCATCTGCATAACAGGATTAGGAATCTGTGTGAGATACAGAGCGGACTTATTGATAAAACAATACGTACGGATGAATACAAGCATAAGGATATGACAAGCGTACAAGGAAAGGTGCGTAAAATATCAAAACTTAACTTTCATCCGAACCACATTTACCATCAATCGTTGGTCACCGCCGGCGAAAAGAGGGTAGAGAAAAATCTCATCTATGATACCTATGCCAGCCGGAAAGGAAAAGGACAGATAGCTGGAGCATTAAGAGTGCAACGATGGTTGAGAGAATACCCTGAGGAAACGGTATGGTATGGACAGGGAGATATCCGTAAGTTTTATCAAAGTATCCCGCACGACCTGTTAAGACGCACATTAGAATCGATCTACAAGGATCAGAGCTATATCGATGCGATGATGGAGCCGATAAACAGATTTGGGGATATAGGAATCCCATTGGGTATAAGGCCAAGCCAGATAATAGGAAATCTGATCCTTTCGTCTTTTGATCATTGGGCGAAAGAGGAAATGGGAATGAAGTTCTATATCCGATATATGGATGATTATGTAGTTTTAGGAAAGACAAAGGGAGAGGTTAAAAGATTCATGAAGAAGGCAAATGAAAGGCTGGCCGAAATGGGGTTTAAAACCCATGTTCCGAAAATCCACAGAGTGTCGTTTGGATTAAGTTATCTCGGATTCATGATTTACCCGGGTGGAGATTTATACTGGAGGAAGAGAAACAAATCGGCCTGGCTAAAAAGAAGAAGCCGCGCAACCAATAAGAAGCGATTAAAAGAGATTGACGCAGCAGCTTGGGGCATGTTAAAACATGGGAATAAGCACTGCAAAAGATTATATTATAAGATGACAGGAGTAGATATAAAGCGATTAGGAATAAAAGCGAACAACAGTGTAACAGGAAGGGACGGCAAGAAATTTTTCGATGTTCCGAGGATAGGTGCGTCAGTGGTGATAAATGATGTTATCGACATACTGGAATGGGAGAAAGACATTCGTACATCGCAAGGATCCGGGAGATGGGTCTTATTGATCAGGTTCCATGAAAAGGAATACCGATTGATCATAAACTCGATAAGAATTAAAAACTTTATCGAGACGCTGGAAGAGCATAACGTAACATCTTTCAGGACCGTAATGACAGACAGGTCAGGCAACAAGCATTATGATTTTGACTATGACCGAACATCAATATTGAGCATATCCGGTAGCGACGTTTACGAGAAAGATGGAGAAATAATTCACAAAGATAAAGAACAACAATTATGAAAAAGTATGAACAATTCAAGACAAGCGAGTATGATCAAATACCCTCGCTGTACGATACAGTAGGAAAGGTTATTCGCTTTGGGTTCACAGAACGCATCAAGCAGGATGAGGACGGTGAGGACAAGGTTGTGTATATGGGTTACAATATACCTCTCACCGGTCATATCGACTATGGACACATAAAAAGTCAGATCATAGAGTATGTTTACCCTCCCAAAGAAGAATTTGCCATCCTAAACAATGCCGTTGCCGCCTTACTGAAGGAGAGAGCAGGCATTACGGATCCGTCCATCGAAGAAGATATAACTGCCTTCATGGAGTTTGAAGAATGGAGAGAGATAGCTGCAGATGCAGCACATCAACTGATCGATATGAAAAAGTAAACATTGCCGTTATGCAAATACGTGGAGCAGGAGTTGTGCGCTGGATGGCCTCGGACGGTCATTCTCCCTACATTGGGGAGAATGGGAACTGGTGGCAGTGGAATGACGCCGTGAACGATTACGTTGATACAGGGGTTAGCGCAAAAGGTGTTCCCGGCATGCCGGGCCAAATACCGGTACAAAAAGAATGGAAAGCCGGCGATACGCACAGAAACGATACCAACATCGTTGATTACATCTATGTTCGTGCTCCTCTCCCCGATAACAGGAAGTGGTATAAACTGAAAAACGATTACGTCGTTCGTGAAGTACCAAGCGATGAAACATACCCGTCCGAATCGACCTTATCGACTTATTATGATGAAATACCATGGCTAAAAGAATTGGCCGCAAAGGTTCTGATTGGGGAAGAGGCCAACCTTGCTAACCTGATTTTCAAGGACGATAAACTGATTTCGTTAAGAGGAACGGTGGATGGTGTTGCTGTGGATTATTCTGGGCAGGCAAACTTCGTTCCGAATATTATCATTGACGGAAAGACAGGAGAAATTACTGCCGCAGGCGGAAAAGTAAAATTCAAATTTGACGGAAGTGGATTTATCGCTGATGGAAATATACAATGGAACAGTAATGGTAATATTGAATTTCTTGGAGGATTTAAATCGCCGTTTGTAGATGTTTCGAATGCAACTATAACGCAATTTTGGGAGGATGAGATAACAAGTTGGGCAAATAATTTTTTCGAGAATAGCATTTTCCTTTCTCTTCCTATTAGAATTATACCATGTAATACTCTATTGAATGGGCAGGTATTTAGAATACATGCACTTCAAAAAGGCATTACTATGCGGCCTGAAGAGTATAACGGATTTTATGAGAATGGTATATTACTAAATGAAATTCAATTAAATAAAGGTGATGCTATAGAAATGGTGTGTATCTGCTATGGCGGCGTTTTTCATAGTTGGGATATTATTAGGAGATATAAATGCAGACCATACGATCAATAATTATTGAAAATCATCAGAAATAAGTTCATCCCGTTTCCGGGAAAAGTAACTATTAATTAAAAACAAAATAAAATACAGGCAATGAATTGGTTTGAGAGATTTATGACACATATAGGCAATGCGCTTAGCACGGCCTATGGATGGTTTATTGCATTATTAACGGCATCAATAACATTTATACAACCGGAGATGTGGACATTTATAGTAGTTGGAATGGCGGTAATGGCTGACTTTATATGGGGAATTTTGGCTGCAATAAAGCTAAAGAAGTTTATATTATCAAACGCATTACGGGAGACTATTAAAAAAATCGCAATCTATTCTTTTACATTGCTGGGAGTAATGTCGATCGAAATGGTAGTACATGAAAATGCGCCGTTCGTGCTTGTAAAAACAATAGGCATGTTTGCGGCAGTATGTGAGCTTTGGAGTATGAGCGCTTCAATGCTGATTGTTCGACCAAACACTCCGTTTCTAAAGTTATTCAGAAAACAACTGATTGGAGAGATTCAGTCAAAAGTTGGCAAGAATATTGACATCGAGCAGATACTCAAAGAATCGGACAAGAAGAAAGAAGAGGAAGAAAACAATGGACAAGATCAAACAAATATCGATAAAATATGAAGCATGCAGAATAGACGTTGAACCCGAAGCTCTTGCGGCATTCATAGACGTAGAGTCTGGAGGAAAAGGTTTTAATGATGACGGCAAGCTTATTATACAATTTGAACCGAGCTGGTTTCGTAAACACGAGCCTTATGCACCTTCCGGCAAATGGAGCGTCAACAAAGTTGACGTGCAGTCGAAGGAATGGCTTGCATTTAATGATGCATTTGCCATTAACCCGGAATCTGCAATGAAAAGCACGAGTATAGGCTTGGGACAAGTAATGGGTTATCACTACAAAAGACTCGGATACTCAAATGTCGGAGAGATGTGGAACGATGCAAAGAAAGGAGAAGACAGGCAGATCTTCCAGATGGCAGAGTTTATCAACACGGACCGGATATTGTATGATGCTCTAAAGCGCAAAGACTGGCATACAGTAGCAGTCAGATATAACGGAGCGAAGTATAAAGAAATGGCTAAAAAGTGGGGCAGAGAACCCTACAACATTTCTATGCAAAAGGCTTACGATAAGTATATGAGAGATGGAATTTAAATGCAGCAAAATGAATTGGTTGAAATACAGGATTAACTACTATGATAAAAAATACGAAATACTTGATCGCTTTAATCGTTGGATTAACCGTCTTTTCTGGATGTAAGCCGAAGCAGATCATCCAAGAGAGGGTTATTACCAAGTTTGACAGTACTGAAGTTCTCGCATTAAACGAGGAGCTTAAGAGAAAAACCATTGAAATTGAAGCGCTGAAAACCGATTTAGCGCGCACGAAAGAGGAGGTAAGCCGATTAGAGAGCGAGTCATCGACGCATACGATAAACTACGACACAACCGCTCCATTGAATTCTGACGGGCAATATCCAAAGCAGAGTGAGACGATCACTCAAAGCAAAACCCTACTTGATAAAACCATCAAAGAGATGGAGGCAATAAAAAAGGAATATATCAGCGAGGTGAATACTCTCGAGCTGGAAAACAAAAATCTAAAGACGACTATTGAATCACTCAGAGAAGAAAACAAAAACATCAAAAAGGAAATAACGCCGACGACAGGATTTAATTTCCGGCTGTTCTTTTTTGGAGTGCTTGTCGGAATCGCGCTAATTATTTACATCAGAATGATTTAAAAAGAGCGAAAATAATGTAAACAAAAAGCGGAAAAGAACGTGGATAAGGATGTTGAGCATATATTAACTGAAAATGCCAATAGAACAATCAAAATAAACGAACCTTATGATCCTATTATTGGCGTAGGATGTTATGGAGATAGGGTGCCTCTGACAATAACAGACGCACCTTATCCTTTGATATACATCCCGCGCCAGATGCTAAACAACCCCATAATCAGGCAGGTCGCAAAACATAAATCGATCGAAAAACTATACAGGGCCAACAAAGTGCCATTTGACCGAGAGGAGCTGCAGAAGTGCTGGATCGATATTTGCGAGATCAGGATATCGTATGATCCGGAGTATTACTTCCGCATGTACGAAACAATAGAAGATGCCCTGACCGGAGAGCTGATCCCGTTCGTCATGAACCGCGCCCAAAGGAAATTTCACGCAATAGTGATGGCCGACATCGAGAACGAAAAGCCTGTCCGCATCATCACATTGAAAGCCCGCCAACACGGCATATCGACGTACATACAGATGCTGTTCTCCTGGATACAGAAAGTGAAAAAGAAAAGATGGAACAGTGTTGTTTGCGCTCACGTGAACGATGCAGCAAAGAATATCAGAAGCATGTACACAAGAAGTATGGAGACGATGATGCCCATAGGTGGTGTACGCTACGAAATAAGCAATTTTGATCAAACTTTAAATATAAAGGAGATCAAAGAGAGGGGCTGCCGTATTACGGTAGGATCGGCAGAAAAGCCGGATAGTGTACGATCGCAAAACCCAAAACTGGCCCACTTCTCGGAGGTGGCCTTTTATCCTGACACGGATATGAAGAAAACGAGCGCCCTGCTCTCATCCATCATTGGCACTATGAAGCTGGTGCCGTGGACTGCAGTATTTTACGAGAGCACAGCCAACGGGCTTGGCGATTACTTCGAGACCGAATACAGTAGGGCAAAGAGAGGTGAAAGTGCCTATACCCCTATTTTTCTTCCCTGGTTTTACAACCCGAATTACAGCGAACCTATCACTACCGATTATTACGGATTCAACGGAAAGAAGAAAAAGGGGGATATCCGTAAATTCGTTTCTTCTCTCAGCGAGTACGAGTTGTCATTGTTCGAGAACAACGAAGAGGTAACACTCGAAAAAATAAACTGGTATCGGGCCAAGGCGGGCGAAATGTCATCCATAAGCGAGATGAGGCAAGAGTTCCCATCGGACGATATAGAAGCGTTCCAGGATTCCGGCAAGCCCGTGTTCCGCTCGGAGGACATAGAGGCTCTAAGAAGTGATTGTCGTCCGCCGATGGCCATCGGGACGCTGGTAGCAGACGAGATGCCGCAGATCGCAAACATTGAGCCGAGCAAACGCAAGGGAATTATGAGCAACATTCACTTCGTCAATGATCCGGAAGCGATGGAGGCATACGGGAGCAGTGACGTGAAACTTAGGCTCAGAAAAACCCAGAACAAGCTCATGGTTTGGAGGCACCCCTCATCATTGAACGTCAGACACCGTTATGTGGTTATATTCGATCCGCAAAAAGGAATCAGTGATAAAGCGGACTGGGGCGTTATAACCGTAATTGACCGCCTCCCTTTGATAGACGGAGAAAAGCCGGAGATCGTTGCTCAATTTCGGGGACATATCGACAAGGATATATCGATATGGATTGCGGCTCAGGTAGCAAAGTTTTATAACGACGCACTACTTGTGGTTGAGAGCAATACATACGACAGTGACGTAAAAGATGATGACGCAGAGTTAATCTTCGAGACCATAAAAGCGCATTATGCCAACCTTTATACACGCACGTCGGCCGATAAGGTAAGAGAAGGATATCCGATAAAGTGGGGATTCAATACCAACCGATCTACAAAGCCGATGATCATCTCAAACTTCATCTCGGTGATTCGTGAAGGTGGTTACGTTGAACGTGACGAAGAGGCGCTGAACGAAGCACGGATGTATGAGCAAAAAGAAAATGGAAGCTATGGAGCGAAAGAAGGACATCACGACGATATTCTCATGACAAGAATGATCGGGATGTACGTTGCCTACGCGATGCCAATGCCTGTAATTGTGGAGGAGAATGCCGAACCTATGGTAAACAGGAAAGTTGCAGCCGGGATGAGCGATATTTAACTCTAACACACGAATGACTACCATCTTGAGTTTATTTTTGTAAAAAAAGTTTATTATGGCTAACCAATTAATTAAGGACATAAAAGAAATTCATGAGTATCTGGGAGATACCTACACGGTTATTGTATCGAGCATCAAGATCAGATTGCTCATCTTTATGAGCAACATGCTGCAAAAGGTGCATAACCGCAGGTTTTTCGTTTCCGTTATCGAAAAACCGGGAGGGGAAAGACTGAAAATCTTTGACAAGTACATGTTTGACAGCTACAAACGAAGAGGGTGGATGCCAAAACGAATGACCACGCTTGAACTCGAGCAAAAGTGTTTTTATGCCACACCTTTGAATAAAAACAATAAAGTAGCCAAAGACGAAAAGAAAAAAGCCATACGCCAATACGCCAACTACTCGAAGATGATGAGAAGGGTACAACGGGTGAAACGTCCTTTTGCAAAGGAGAATAAATAGCTCAACGCATCTTTTCATCGTTATAGTTAAGTCTTACCTCGCAGTCAATGTAATCGATCTCACTCCTTTCGTCAACTTCTCCGGTAATTAAAAGCAGATACTGCCTGAACGTCTCCCTGGCCAACAAGCCAAGATCGAAGTCCTTATAATTTCCACCAGACCCAAAGATGAATCCTTTGATCGGACTAAAATTAACTCCGTCCATTGAATGATACGCAACAATTTTAACCTCCTGCGCACCGTATAAGACCATACGCATAAATATTCTCTCCAGCTTTTTGATATCCTCCGATTGGAATCGCAGCGGACGCGTAAGAATCGCTACCTTTGCCACGTCGCTTCCGGACTGCGATATATCCATTATATTCCTATCGGTGATGTAGTACACATCCGGGAATGTATTTTGCACCATAAGGCCTATTAGGTTAGTTGACAGGTAGAATGATTTTGTCTCGTAATCATACACGTAGTTATACGGGTATCCGGAAGCAGATATGATCAGTTCATCATGATACGGGTTATAGACGATCGATGTGGCTGTTTTTAGAAACTCGCGGAACGATACGGATGGATAACCGGCCGCAGGATCAGTAATCCCTGCGAGATCAATATTAAGCACATCATCGTCCTCTCTCAGTATTTCGGACAAGCTATCAGTTTTATAATTGCTGATCTGCATCAACCCTCTATTGGTTATGAAGACAACACCGTATGGAGTGGCACATATCACCTTTGAGATCGGTGGTTCCAGATAGGTGGGGGACTGTATTGAAGCATGGACCGTATCGGCATCCTGCTCGGCCATTGTGAATACACCATCGGTGGTAAAAACGAACACAGGGTACATTCCGTAATTTCGGTCGGACACGTTCATGACAATCGATGATTCGGCGAGGATTTTACCGGAGCCGACAAGATATGTATTTTCATTAGGGAAAACGAAAGGATTGTTTACTTCAGATACTTTGATTTTGTTGTACTCTGTGAAATACAATTTTCCATAATTAAATGAATACCCGGAATCTATTGAACTGGTAAATCTTATGAAAGGTTTTAAGTTGTCAGAGACAACATAACTTATATTCATAGATGGGTGACTTTTTAGATTAGCCGTGAATACTAACATGTATGGACCTATCCCTGTCCTCCTATAAATATTTATTTTATATGCACGAGGATCCGGGTAGGCCATGTATGAATTGTAGAAAAACGATGAATCGGTCGTAGTTTCTAAAATAGATGTCCCTTCAGATGTTTTAATGTAGATTTGGACAATCCAAGTTGCTTCAGATATACTCAACCTGGATTGCCCGTTATAATCTGACCACCACTCAAAAAATCTAAGACTGTATCCTGAAAAGAGTTTTGTTGTTATCGCGGATAACCTCAACCTGTTGTTCAGCGATGATGATCCATTCGCTCCATATTGGTGATGGGAAAAACTATCATCAATCATTAATTCCTGATAGATGATATTATCTGCGTTTGTTATTGATTTATTGATTGTACCACAAAATGATTGCGATCCCTGTGTTAAGTCAATTGTGTGCGAGTGATAAAACAACGAGTTGCTGAGTACGTTATCTATCTGCTTTTGCGCCAATGTATCTATCAAATTAATTTCAATAGTACCGGTATGGAAATTATCCCTGAAATATTCTGAGCTGGTGAGTCCAAGGGCTGGAGAAATAAAAATATCAACTGATTTAATGATGTCGCTCCACGCGGAAATGCCCGTGAAGTCATATTCAATGGTAAAATCATATCCGTGCGCAAGGACATATGAGTTGTCATATTTTACATTCGATCCATTTTCCACAAGATAGCTTACAAGATATCTGTTCATTGAGAGAATGTCCAACCCAGGCATCAATAAAATTGGGGGTGAATGCCTTGTGACACTTCCATCATATAGCCTAAATGCATATCGAATAAGATGGGCATCAAATAATTTTATTCCCGATGATACACCCGATGTAGATTGCCCATTTATGATTCTTTCCCGCGCTTTATTTACAACTGCTGAATGTATTTCTTTTTTCGGCAGATCAGCATACATCCACAACGATCCAAGCACGTCCTTGTAATAAAGTTTATCGTAACAGTCTGTGATGTTTACACCCATCTTTATCGGCGGAATCTCCGGCATCGACCCCAGATACTTGTAAGAGTCATCGATAAATATAGCATAGTAAATGTTATCGGATGAGACGAATGATAATGTGTTTCCGATCTGTTGAACCCCATTAACTATACCGGCTATATCCCCTAAGAGTATAGGTGCTTGGCTTTTAATATTATAATATACATCCGAATGCGGGGTTACACCGGTAAATTTCTTCACTCCTATCCAATTCTCATAATCGTTTCCACGATGCACAAACACAATATCGTAATCATCGCTTAAAGTCTGCAATACCTTACGAGGAGTAACCGGCTTGTACACACCTTTCTTTGGCCGAAGATTGACAATATTTTTGCATTCACCGTCCTGATAGTTTGATTGAGATGTGATGCCTCTAAATGGAATTTTAATCCGTGCCATTATTTGTACTCATTTTATCTACAATATTACGACAACAAATTATTATCTGTGTTGTTTTATATTAAAATAATCAGGCCGGAGCGATAAGACGAAATGTGTCGTTTATCGTGCAAATGAAAAATGAGGACACCGAAATATATTGTATAACAACTCTTTAAACCACATTAATACGCGTCTGGGGGGCGTGTGGTCGCTGGTTCGAATCCAGTCATCCCGACAATTGAAAATAAGGCTCTTGCAGCAATGCATGGGCTTTTTTTATGTTCCGTATGTTGAATAACATATCGGGTTTTTACCGTTATTTGCCGTTTTATATGCAAATTTGTGTGTCGAATATTGTGTCAAATTAAATAACTATATGGCAAATTCAATATTGTATTTAGACAAAAGAAGACGTAAAGATAACGGTGAATATCCAATTAAAATAATGATAACCCACCGATCAAGATTCATGATTAATACCGGAATCTCCTGCCTTGCGTCCGAATGGAAAGGAAGGCAAATCACGAAGGGGGCAAACAGCAGGGCGAAGAATGCGGCAATCAATAACAAAAAGACGCAAATAGACAAGATTCTGTTGTCTCTCGAACTGGAGGGTGTCCTACCATCACTAACAGATGCCCAGCTCCGTTCATATCTGAGCAATGACGTATTACCTTCGCACACCTTACGAAGCGTATTCCGGGAATTTATCGATACAAAACGCGGGAATACGAAGCGATTGTACGATGAGACCATGAGAAAAATTACGGATGATCCACTCCTGGACGATATCACGGTAACATGGTTGCAGCGATTTTACGATTCAATGGATCTGGCCGTAAATACAAAAGCAATTCACATGAGAAACATCCGGGCAGTGATCAACTTCGCAATCGACAGAGAATATACCCGGAACTACCCTTTCAGGAAATTCAAAATACTCAAAGAAAAAACCAAGCACCGGGATCTATCCGTTGCGGACTTGAGACGCGTGAGAGACTATCAGGGCAAATGGAAACCGTTCAGCGATTGTTTCATGTTATCCTTTTACCTTATCGGCATTAATCTGACGGATCTCCTACACGCAAAAAAAGCAAACATCAAGAACGGACGGTTGGAATATACCAGGATGAAAACAAGCAAGCATTATTCTGTCAAGATTGAACCGGAAGCACAAGCAATCATCGACAGATATCAGGATGACGAATTGCTTGTATCCTTCCTAAGGATGTATAAAAACTACGACGGTTTTAAAAGGGGTATAAACTATGCGTTGAAGCTGATAGAGGACGACGCAGGGATTATCTGCCAGGACCTGACAACTTACCATGCACGACACACATGGGCATCGATAGCCGCAGGTATAGACATCACGAGGGATATTATCTCCGAAGCGCTGGGCCATGAGTATGGATCGAGAGTGACATCGGTGTACGTGAACTTCAACCTGAAAAAAGTTGATCAGGCGAACAGGAAGGTTCTGGATTACATTCGCTGATTCAACACCTTCCTCACGTTCCTTGCATGCTTTTCTCCCGCATACCTTTTAAACCCGGAAAGCCATTCATCCGTAACACCATCCACCGTCACGCACGGATCATACCTGGCAACCAAATCTTCAGTGTCAAGATAGCTTAGCAATGCTTTGTCGGTTTTAAGCCTGCCGGCATACTGTTTTATTGATTCAACGAGCAGCATTGTATATATCCCTCCCATTTACAATAATAGGTATTTCCTCGCTCCCGGCATCGTACACCTCCATTTTCCATTTATCAAGTACCAATCTATTTTCAACCACCACATATCTACCATTTAAGGCAATGAGATAAAGGATAATAGCGGCGACAGTAAAGGCCAGTAACCTTTCGATACTCTTCAGATAAAATTTACGCTCTTCCATAATTATTTTTTATTCAACTTATTCATTATCTACAAAGGCAGAAACAGTATTAGTGCCTTCCTATAATCTTTTCTCTTTTACTCTGCTTATTAATGTGACAATGAATACGGATAGTATAAAATATTTATTTTTTTCTATATCTAACCCTAATACGTCTTTTAGTCTTTGATTTAATATTCTATATTGAATAAAAAGTAAAGGAGGGTGCTCCCATTCTTTATTTAAGCTTATATCCAATTCGGAAGACGCCAATTTAATGGCTTTGTTGTTTAAAGGATGTTTGTATTTATTTAATACTGATAATGCAGCATCAAAATATTCATATAGATCCTTTAGCATTACTTCGTCATATTGAATTTCAACAAACATCTTGACCGGAGTAAATCTCAAATTATCCTTTAGAAACATCTGTTCAAATTCAATGATTTTATAAAGGTCTGTGTTTATTTTATCCATAGTCATATCATTTTACCATAAAAGAATACATGATTAATTTCGATGATATCCGATTTAAAAATGCTGAACTCGCTAAAATTCGGAGACACGCACCACAATATATCCTCCCTGTCTTTGTCAACCCTTAATCTCTTGAGCATCCTCTCCTCTTTGGTGATGATGAAATAGATCTTCTCGGTATCCACCCTGTCCCACGAGTTCAGCTTGACCGCACCTATATATTCGCCTGCATAGATAATCGGCTCGAAGCTGCATCCGATAACCGGAAAGAAAGTAACTCCAGGCATGGTAGTATATGCGTATCCGTCAGGCTTATCGTCTCTGATTGCAGCCAATCCGTGAAGGCCTGCGCTTACCGGATATGATTCATAAATCGGAGCACGGTATAACCTTCCGACTTGCTTGGGCAGATCTTCGGGGACAAATATCTTTACAGAATTGCCTGCTTTTAATATTTCACCCTTCCCTGTAAGGAGCCATTCCGGATTAATATTAAGGGACGCAGAATCGACAATTTGCTTTATTGTGTCGAAAGACGGAGTGCTATTTCGCTCGCCAACAATATCCCTAAGAGTAGATTGTTTTACAAAAACAGCTTTCGCCATCTGCGTTGTATTGCCCTTAAAAAAATAATCAACAATGTACTTAATGCGCTCATTAATAGTTGTTTGCTCCCAATCCGAATAATTTGTTTTATTTACCATATAGTTAAATAATATTAAATATGTCGATATTGCGTCCAAATATTTTTTTATGTCGATGCTGCGACGTATATTTGCAAAGTCGTTACTAAGCAAATGTTCAATGTAACTAATACGAATAAGACAGCAAATATAATAACAATATGATAACCAAGGCAAGAATCATCAAAAAAGTTTCTCCAAGAGACACATTATTGGGGATGAGTGTAGGTGAAACCATTGTAATACCGTTCCGGGTACTATCTACCGGATCAATAAAAACAGCGGCCACAAGGGCCAAGCAAAAAAAAGAAGGCCGATTCTTTGTGTCGGTGGACGAGATCGGCGGGAAAACGCAAATAACCAGATTGAAATGAAAACAAATCAAACACTAACAAGACAGATGGGCGACTTCTCCGTTTACCAGCGGACAAGTGACGGCATGTTCAATGCTACCGCATTATTGAAGCAGTGGAATGAGCTGAACGGAATGAAAAAAGAGATGAAGGATTATTTCGTTAACCAGTCCACTAAGGAATTTATAGATACCATAATTAAAAGGGAAAATTTACATAGGGGGAATTCCCCATATGTAAAATCAAGAGCATCGAGAGGCAATAATGCAGGTACCTGGATGCACCCTCTCCTTTTCATTGACTTTGCGATGTGGATCAATCCTTCATTTAAATACGATGTCCTGAAATTCGTTTACGACCAGCTGATCCAATTCAGAATTGAAGCGGGAGACACATACCGTGAAATGGCAGCAGAGATTGCAAAAATATCCAGGAAACAGGACGTAACCCACAACATCACAAATGTTGCAAGGGCGATCAACATCATCGTTTACGGGAAGCATCAACGGGAGATCCGAAACAAAGAGGCAGAGGAGCAGAGCATGAGAGACCTCGTGAAAATGCAGATCAAGGTCACTGAACTGATCAGAGAGGGTTTTATAAAGACATACGCCGACCTTATAGGCTACCTCAGGCGTATTTGGATAGATAGAAATCAACCGGCAGAATTATCAGCATCATGAAGCAGGGAAAAGTTGAACCAGTTCACAAGACATGGCTGTCGGCAAGAGAGGCTAAGGCCTATCTGGACTGCAGTGACGATTTTCTGCAAACATTAAGGGACGAAGCGGCAATCAGCTTCTCCCGGATCGGAGGCAAGTACTTCTATAACCTTGCGAGCATTGAAAGATTAATCCTTAAAAACAAGGTGGTGTAAACCATAAAAAATCAGCAACAATGGAAAAAGAGAAAACGAAAAAAGAGCGGGCGCTCGATGTTGCGTGCTGGATTGTGATTGCAGCGGCAACAATATACTTTTCGGTGCGAATAGCGATAGGCATAATAAGCAAATGGTATATCATTTTCCCTTGATAGCCAGACTGAATTAAGAAAATTATAAACAATTAAAAAATGAAAACATTACAGATTGACGAAAAAAAGGCGAAAGGCCTTTATGAAAATGCAAGCCCAGAATTTCAAGCCATGCTTGAAGATACTTCCGGAAAGAAGTTTTTCAAAAGCATTCAGGATCGAATTAAATCCTATGAAGATGCTTGTCGTGAACTTGGTCTTGATCCTGAAGATTTGCCCGAAGTAGACAATTGCGAACCTGAAGATCAGGCTTCAATAATCGCTTTTTATAAACTTACAATAATTGCACGTGCTTTGAATGAAGGTTGGAAACCTAATTGGAAAGATAGTAGCGAATATAAATGGTTTCCTTGGTTCAGGGTAAACCGGGATGCTGCGGGCGTCGGTTGCTCGCATACGATTCATACGGCTTCGCTTGCGAATGCGGATATCGGTTCTCGACTATGCTGTAAATCGGAGGAACTTGCAACATACTTCGGAAAGCAATTCGAAAAGCTTTGGACCGAATATCTGTTGTTTTAAGTTGCTACCATAATGATTTAAAAATACAAGAACAATGAAAAAGGAAGTAAAAATTAAATCGATCTCACTCCGTAACTTCAGAGGAGTGCAAAAATTTGACCTGACCGACATTCCGGATATTTTGAATATCTATGGCCGGAACGGGTCAGGCAAAACAACAATTTATGATGCCTGGCTGTGGCTTCTTTTCGGAAAGGACCATGAAGGACGCGCAGATCACGAATTGAAACCGAAAGGAACAAGCCGCGTGAACGTGGAGGTTGAGGCAGAAATACTGGTAAACGGAAATCCGACCAGGCTAAAAAGGGTTTATCGCGAGGATTGGGTGAAACCGAGAAGCGAAAGTGAGGAGGTTTTTAAAGGTAACACAACCGACTACTCAATCAATGGTGTAGGCGTGAAGAAGTCGGAGTATGATCAGGCAGTTGCAGAGATTTGCGACGAGACACTGCTGAAAACAATCACAAATCCGCACTATTTCACCTCATTAAAAAGAGAGCAGCAGCGTGAAATTTTATTCTCTCTCATTCCGGAGATCACCAATGATCAGATAGCTTCGCAGAGGCCCGAATTTTCGGAGCTGCTGAAATTGATCACGGGTGTTTCGTTCGACAATTTCAAACGTGAGCTTATTTCACGTAAAAAGAAAATAAAAGAGCAGCTCGAAAAGATTCCGACAGAGATCGAGACGACGAACAGGAATATGCCGGTTATTGAAGACTGGAAGGAAATTGAAAATAAAATCGCCATCCTGCAGAAGGAAATCGACGACATCGATACGGCCCTTACAGATGCCGCAGTAAAGAGCGAGGAAGAGCAGAAACGGATCATGGCCATACAAGAGCAGATCAATACATATATGGCCGACAACATGAAGCTGGAGCGGATTGAGAAGCAGCAAATAGCCGAAGATATCGAGCGAAAAGAGAATGAAGTACGCAGGCTGCTTCTTTCGATCGGCGACGATGAAAGGGATTACAAGACAAAGAAAGCACGCAAGGATAGTCTCGAGAAAGACCTGAAATATTACAAAGACAAACTTGAGGACTTACGCAACCAATGGAAGGAAATCAATTCTGAACGGTTGGAGTTCAATGAGAATGAACTCATCTGCCCTACCTGCAAACAATCTCTACCAGAGCATGATATTGAAGAGAGGCGCACACACATGGAAGAGGCGTTCAACAAGTCAAAAGCGGACCGACTGGCAGCAAACCTTGCGGATGGGAAGAAGATCAAGCAGATGGTAGATAATATTTCGGACGAAATCAATCGTATCGATATTCCTGATGCGCCCGATACTTCAGAAAAGAATGCACGGATAGAGAAGCTGAAAGCCGAAATACAGGCTCTAAAAGAAAAGAAGCCGCAGTATATGGAATCTATCCTGTATAAGGCCAACGAAGCAAAGATACGTGAGTTGAGAGCAAAGATACATGCACCCGAAGAACAAGAGTCGATCGGAGCGATGAAAGACAGAAAACGGGTTTTGCGGTCCGAAATTGACGAATTAAAGAAACGGTTGTACAACCGCGAAATCATCGATAACCTAAAAAAATCACTCGCCGAGATTAACGAAAGGAAATCTAAACTCAATCAGGAGCTTGCCACGCTCGAGCAACAGGAGTCTACCATCAAGGAATTCGAGTTCGCTAAAAATTCGGAGTATGAAAGCAGAATCAACATGCTTTTTGAAAAAGTGCAATTCAGATTATTTAAAGAGCAAGTTGATGGACAAGTTGTGCCGGATTGCGAAGCAACGATGAACGGCACGAACTACTCGACACTTTCCAATGCCGAAAAGATCTATGCAGGTCTTGACATCATCAACGGAATAAGTGACCACTACGGCATTATTGCACCTATTTTTATCGACAATAGGGAATCGACTACCGTCATCCCCGAAATGAGATCACAAATTATAAACCTGTACGTTGATCCGACGTACGAAACACTTACAATACAATGACAACAACAACCAACAACAACCAACAACAAGTAGAGAAAAGAAAGCCGGTTGACGTGCTGAAAAGCGTACTAAATGCACCATCGGTTCAAAGCCAATTCCAGAACGCTTTAGGAAGCAACTCAAACTCATTCGTTGCTTCAATAATCGATCTGTATAACACGGATAAATCCCTGCAAACATGCAACCCCAGCCAGGTGGTGATGGAGGCACTGAAGGCGGCTGTATTGAAGCTGCCGATCAATAGAGCTTTGGGATATGCCTATATCTTGCCATTTAAAAACAAGGGAGTGCCGACACCCACATTCATTATCGGTTACAAAGGATTGATCCAACTCGCGATGAGAACAGGACAATACCGGTATATTAATGCTGATGTTGTGTACGAAGGTGAAATAGCCGGGAAGGATAAGCTGACCGGTTCGATCGATTTTACCGGGCAAAAGAAATCCGATAAGGTTATCGGATATTTTGCGCACATAGAGCTTCTGAACGGGTTCAGAAAAACACTCTATTCGACAGTTGAGGAGATCGCCAAACACGCTAAGATGTATGCTCCTACCCTCAAATTCTCCAAAGATATCACGGTAGAAAGCCTCGCGAAACTTGCAGGGAAAGAGCCTACAGGCATAGGGTGGACAAATTCGTTTGACGATATGGCGATAAAAACAGTGTTAAGAGAGCTTCTCTCAAAATATGGGTATCTGTCAATAGAGATGCAAAGCGCAATCGTTCAAGATATTGAAACTGATATCCGCGCAGAAAGAGACAATGCGATCCAGGATGTAGTCGCCGAAGAGGTGAGCATGGAAGAAGCATTTGTTGAGGATAATAAGGAAGTAGAGAAACAAGAAGAAGAACCACCGTATTAATCTGATTATTATTGAAACAAAGGTTATATGGGGGTACAGGTTGTACGCAATAGCAGCAGACGTGTTGCTCGATAAGTAATACTTAGGGAGAGTTTGTAATAGGTTCGATTCCTATTCCCCCAGCAATTTAGGAGAGATTGCAGATTTAAAATACCCGACATTATAATTTAGAATTATGATCGAATTAACTGTTATAGGATCCTCATCATCAGGCAACGGATATGTACTTCAGTCCGTGGATGAAGCCATCATCTTGGAAGCAGGTGTTCATCCGTCGAAAGTCAAAGAAGCGCTTTCGTTCAACACGAAAAAGGTGAAAGGGTGTTTTGTGACTCATGTACACGGCGATCATAGCAAGTACATATCGTTATATGAGAGAACGTTCCCGGTATATGCAAACAGGCATGTCATCGAAACAAAGAAGCTAAGTCAGACAATAGAGGCAACTGCGGGAAAAGGAATCAGGGCAGGTAATTTCAAGGTCCTGCCATTTAATGCTTTTCACGACGTGCCGACGTTGGGCTACTATATCCACCATCCGGACATGGGCTATTTGCTTTTTCTGACCGACAGTTTCATGACCGAAAACAAGTTTAAAGAGGTAAATCACTTGATGATAGAATGTAATTATTCCGATGCTGCACTTGAAGAATCGATTGCTAACGGCAATACACATCCGTCGATGCGAAACAGACTTATGACTACGCACATGGAATTGAGCACAGCTTCAAAGTTTATATTGTCGCACGATCTTATCAATATGTATAACATCATTCTGCTTCATTTGAGCAGGTTCAATTCGGACCGAAAAGAGTTTATAGATACACTCGAAAAAGCAACAGGCAAAAACATATTGATAGCCGATCCGGGAATGAAAGTTGAACTAACCAATAACCCGTATTAACATGACCAGGTACGAAAAAATAGAGAAAGAGGTGAGCGAAATGCAGAGCTATCTCGAAATAGAGTGTTCCGATAATCCGGAAGAAGTTTTGGAGCGGCTGAAAAGGATCAACGTGTATCAGGCCAGATCTGGATATATGCTTGCAGAGGCTAAAAAGATGTACAGACAGAAACGCGCAAACGAAATATCGGAAATAATTGTAGCTATTGCAAAAGAAAACTACTTGTCGGCAAAGGCGCAGAATGCGCTTGTTGAAAGCGCGGCGCAGGACGAGGCATATCTCGTTGACTGGCTTGAGCGAGTGAATGCGACGTGCAGTCATCAACAAGACGTATTAAGGTCTATTTTGAGTTATGAGAAGGAGCAGTTGAGATCGAATAATACCGGCTATTGATAGATAAACAATTAACAAAGATAAAATATGACAGTTGAGGAGGCAATAAGATACCTGATCGAAGAGAAGAAAAAAGAACGCAGGATTCCGCATTGTGCGATGCTTGAGGATGTTGTGGGTTTATGCGACATGCCGGAACAGGAATTGAGAGACGAGCTTAAAAGGCTCAAAAATGAGGGGAAAATATCCTTCAAACAAACAATTAACAGCGTAAGCATTTTTATCAATCAGCATTAATCTACCCGAACGGGAAAAACAAAATTACAGATGGATAAACCAAATAAAATCATTGTCGGTATCGATCCGGACACGGGAAAGAGCGGTATATGTATATACCGAGACCATGAACTTTCGGCAGAAGCACTTCCGTTTCCCCAACTACTCGAGAAACTGTATTTGCTTGCAACACTCCCGGGCGACGTTCTGGTAGTAGTAGAGGCGGGATGGCTGAACGAGAAGAGCAACTATCACGACCCAAAGGGAGTAAGAGCGCAGAAGATCGCAAAGAATGTAGGCAGCAACCACCAAACAGGGCGGCATATCGTTGAGATGGCAAAGCATTACGGGCTTGAGGTTATAGAGCAGAAACCTTTCAATAAGGGGTGGAAAGGACGCGACGGGAAGATCACGCACGAAGAGCTGAACTATATACTTCAATACAACGGACTGGCGCCGATCAAGCGGTGCAATCAGGATGTGAGAGATGCAGTCCTGCTGGTGGCTATTCACGCAAAATTAAAAATCAAGGTAAAAGTATGAAAACAATAGAAGAAAATAGGATTTACAATGAGCCCTGCTTGGATACGCTGTCACGAATACCGGACAACTATGTCGATTGCGTAATAACAAGCCCTCCTTATTGGCAATTGAGAGATTATGGATACGAAGGACAATGGGGGTTAGAGCCTACATTTCAGGAGTATTTGGAGCATCTTTGGTCGCTTATGGATGCCATATATCCTAAGTTAAAAGATAGCGGCACTGTATGGGTAAATCTGGGGGATACCTACTCAACGCAAAGCGGATCAAATCTCGGTATCTCTCGAGGAACACACAGAATTACAAGTGGAAACCTCGTAAAAGGCAAATCAATGCCGGGTAAATGCCTTCTTCTCATCCCGCATCGCTTTGCAATAGGGTGCGAAGATAGAGGATGGATTGTAAGAAATGATATCATCTGGGCTAAGTGTTTGGGTGGTGGACTTAAATTATACGCCAAAACAAGTAAGGGCACTTTCCCTCAAACTATTAAAGACCTTGCAAGATTAAAAAACGTTGAATTATGGACTGGTGAAAAATGGAGCAAAGTAAAATGTTTTTATGAAAATAAAAACTTTAAAAATCCATTAGAAATAGTATTAAGAAGCGGAGAAAAAATTCCATGTACTCAAGAACATATATTCCCGACACAAAATGGGTTTAAGAGAGCCGGTGAATTAAAAGTTGGCGATATTTTAAAATCAACAATATTGCCAGATAACAATAGAGAAGAAGATATTTTAGATAATTATTTGGTGCCATGGTTTATTGGATTATATATGGCAGAGGGTAGTCGTAGTGGAAATATAATACAAATAGCTTCTCATTGTAAGGAAAAAGAAAGATTGGATAATTGTAATAAAATTGCAAAACTATTTAATGGCAAATGTAATAATTATTATCTAAAAGGTAATACTATGACTATCAATATGAGTGGTAAGATATTAAATGCCATAATTGATGAATTTATTGTTGGTAACACAGCAAAAGGTAAACATTTTTCCACATCATTCTGGCAAAGAGATAATAAATTCATAGAAATTGTATTAAAATCTTATTTAGATGGTGATGCAAATTATGATGAAAAAAATAATAGATATCGTTTAGGATTTACAGATAATAAATATTTTGTTGATGATTTGAGAACAATTTGCGCAAGATTAAACACATCTATTCGTATTAAGAGAAGCATATTTAAAAATGGAGATAAATCATTTAATGGATATAGAGGAGAAATAAGGTTTGAAAAAACAAAACACCTTAATAATAAATTCAACAATGAAATTATTGCCATTAATAAGAGTAATGGGCGTAAATTTTGGGATATTGAAATTGAAGATGAGTCACATTTATTTGCATTAGCAAGTGGCATATTAACCCATAATTGTAACGCCATGCCTGAATCTGTGACTGATCGGTTTAGCAAGAAGCATGAATATTTTTTCTTCATGGTAAAAAAAGAAAAGTATTATTTCGATCTGGATATAATACGGAATAATGTGAATATTGGAAGCGTGAAAAGAAAATTGAGAGGCAGTAATAATAACAAGTATAGCACTGGTGAATATTCTACTTCGTCAATCAATAACCTAAGCAAGGAAAGAGAATACAAAGGATATGACCGACTTAATGAAGAATTAAGCAAAACAAAAGGGCCGAATCCGGGTGATGTGTCAGACTTCTGGGATATACCCACCAAAGGAACCAGCGCAAATCATTATGCGGCTTATAATGAAGACTTGATTAAAATACCCATTTTGGCAGGATGCCCTGAGGGAGGTGTGATATACGACCCATTCATGGGGATTGGTACTACGGCTATATGCGCAATTCGTTCTAATAGGAAATTTATCGGAAGCGAGATGAGCAAGGAATATTGCAATATCGCAAATAAAAACATCGAACCATATTTACTGCAAAAAACATTTTTTTAGTATGAAAATATCAAGGTTTGAAGTAATAGCAGAATTTCATCCCGACTTCAGTTGGTTTGTTGTGCCAACCATCGAAATCGATGTGTTTGAAAGAAGCACAGAATTTTCTTGGCTATGTTTTTCGATTACAATAATGAAATTAAAAAAATAAAGTATATGACGATAGATGAGGCAATAAATGTGCTTGAACAGCACAACAAATGGCGAAAGGGCGCCGATATAGAAATGCAGACACCTACTTCCATAGGTATGGCTATTGATTTGGTTGTTTGTGAGTTGAAAAACATTCGAGCACAACAGTCCGCTCAAACATATCTAAATATAGACACTAAAGAAAAGGAAGAGTGGATAAAAACAGAAGTTGCAGAATACGATTGGGAAAAGTGTGGGTTCGGTGATAGCTCTATAGAAGAATTATTGGAAAAAGGTTATCGAAAAGGATATGAGGATGCTATTGGGAAAATTCATAGTAAGATGGACAGCATTAAAGAAAAAGTAATCAAAGAATATGAAAAAGGAAACATTGTAATTGATAGTTACGGAGAACTTATATCTGTTAAATTAACAGACTTCATAGAGGCTTCAGTAGATGAAATGCTTTACGATATGAACAGAGACGAAGCGACTATCTTAACATTTTTAGATGATCCTAAATGGATAAACGATTTTGCAGCAGCGAGGGTTATTCGTGCGCTTAAGGAGAAAATCGATGACTTAGAAAATTATCTAAACAAAATACAAGGATGAAACCAGCTGAAATTGTAGTCTTAATTCTTTTGTTTATATGGTCTATTCTTATGATCGTTGCCGGATGGAATAATCACGGCAAAAACAGATTTAAGTCATGAAAAAAGAAAAATTATACTTCAGTAACGAAATAAATGCAGAGATGGCATATCCAAAAACGTATTTGATTTCCGAGATGAAAGAGCGAGGATTGAACGGTACTTGTATATAAGAAGTGCGGGAGTAAAGAAACGGAGGTTTCCGAAGTGGAGAAGCACTTGTTTAAAAAAACAAGTCGAAATGCAAACACGAAAACCCGCATTTTTTATATACAATGTTATCAGCAGCCTTTCTTTCAGTCGAATTATTAAATTATAAACAATGATACAAGGAAAAGAAATTAGAATTGGCAACTACCTAAAAGACAGGGGTGGTAAAATTTTACGTGTCGATTTTATTGAATACGTTGAAAATGGCTTTGATACAAAATTCGGTCAAAAAATGTTTGTTGAAGGACAAGAAGTCCATGCAATGACAGAGTATTCAGATTATGCCAATCCGATAGAATTATCTGGAGAATGGTTAGAAAAATTGGGTTTTGTTAAAACCGATGATTATGGCGACCAAATTTATTACGAACCAAAAGACAGAGGTAATAGCAATTATTATATTTGTTTTGATCACGGTTATATATCATTTGGTCTTATTGTTTTTGGGAATTGCACAAATCTATTATATGATGATGCAAACTTGCAATTTGTTCATCAGTTTCAAAATCTTTATTATGCCCTTACAGGTGTTGAGTTGTCGGCTTCATAAGGTTGCTGATAACGAAATATATATTTCGGAAGCAATAAGAGAGTTGGATGCGGACTGCTTCTTTTGTAAAGCTTCCGGAGAGGTTGGTACGAAAGAAGAAACGATTTGTGGCAGGTTATGTGAAGATTATGAGCCGCGAAATGGGATAAAAGGATGTTGTAAATATCGAGGATATTGTTATGTGCCTGGAGAAAAGAGGTTTATTCTTAAAAATAACGGAAAGATTTCGTTGATAAAATAAAAAATAATTTTTTAAAACTTACTAATATGAAAACAATTAAAGATAAAGACAATGATTATTTGTATGATGGTAGTAAAGGCTATGATTCTCAAAAATGCGAAAAGTGTGGTTGTAGAACAGCTTTAATCACGGGCATTTTTTGTTATGATCCGGATGATGAGCCATACAACAATGACGTAAAAGAAAAGGCCAAAGTTGAAAGCGGTGAATGTTGGGTTGGCGGATTTAAGTGTGATAATTGCGGGCATATACAAGGTTTATGGAGCGAATAATAAAAGATAAAAAAATGAAAACAGGAAGATATGCGGGGATAAGATGTCCACAATGCCGTAACACACAAAACGCGAGAGTTAGAAAGACTTTTCCGTTTTATACCTACATGCACATCTGCAAAAAGTGCGGATACGTGATCACCGAAAGTGAATGGGACGAGGTAAAACAACCTACAAGCAAATAAAATAAAATGGCACGACCAGTCAAAATAGGTTTAGAATACTTTCCTCTTGATGTCGATATTTTCGACGACGAAAAGGTTATTCCTATATCGAGTGAGTTTGGAATAAAAGGTGAGATAATTTTGATACGGGTACTCTGTGCGATATACCGGAATGGTTATTTCATAGAGTGTTCGGAAAGTTTTAAATTCAAAATTGCAAAACAAACAAACACGTCTCACGCACTCGTAGGAGATGTTATATCAGGGTTGGCACGATGGGGTTTCTTTGACGAAACAATGTTTTGCTCGCTTGGGATATTAACAAGTTTAGGAATACAAAAAAGGTGGATGGAGGCAACGAGAAAAAGGGTTATTAATTATGATGAGTTACAATTTTGGCTACTTGATGTAAAAGATAAAAAAGAGTTTCCGGCGGAAGAAACCCATGTTTCCGGCGGAAGAAACTACACAAAAACGACGTTTAAGGCGGAAGAAACTACACAAAAGGATACAGAAACTACACAAAAGAAAGTAAAAGAAAATAAAGTAAATAATAAAGAAAAAGAAAAAAGAAAAGAAATCGCAAAGCGCTTTCTCCCTCCCTCTATTGATGAAGTAAAAAAATTTGTTTCCGAAAAAAACTATTCGGTTGATCCGGAATCGTTCGTTGCTTTTTATCAATCCAAAAACTGGTTTGTAGGAAAAAACAAGATGAAGGATTGGAGGGCGGCGGTCGTGACGTGGGAGAAGCGAAACAGAGAATTTAAAAAACAGACACAACCAACCAATAATGTAAACGACATATGGAGATAAGCTCAATTATTGGAAAGATAAGGGAACGCGGGTTTTTTCAAACGATAAAACGGTTTTCTTATGTGCCGTATGATATGAATGCTGCGCTGGAAATTGTTACGGCAATCGGTAAGGAAAGATCAGGAAAGTTTGTGATCGACGATCAAAACAGGTTTGCATACGAAAACATGATCAAATGGGTTCACGGAGACAATACGTTTCAGTGTATTGATCCGGAAAGCCGAAAACCGATTCAAGGCCGGCTGCATGCAGGGATATATATCGCTGGGAATACAGGAACAGGAAAGTCTTGGTTATTGGATATAATGGCAGCCTATTCAACCATAGACAACGTACAGATTGTAACTGGAGACACGCAAAGATGCCTTTATTGGAGGAATTTCAGAACGGATGTCATCTGTGACGAATACACGGAAAAGGGAACATTTGATTGGTTTAAAAAAGCTCCGATCGTAGGGTTTCAGGATTTGGGATCGGAGCCGCCGGAATCGATGTATATGGGTAATCGGATTAACGTTATGAGGCAGATACTCGAATATAGAGGCGATAGAACCGACCAGATCACATTGATAACGTCCAATTTGCCAATGAATCATAAAACATTAATTGACCGGTACGGGGACAGGGTTTCGAGCAGACTACACGAAATGTGTAATTACTTTGAAATAAGGGGGACAGATAGGCGTAAAATTTAGATTACGACAGCATTAAAAACTTTTAAAAAAACAATTATGGAAACTTTTATAACAGTTTTGCTTATCAGTCTATTCTTTTTGCCAACGATATTGCTTGTTGTTCAAAACACAAGGCAAAAAATCGAAATCCAAAAATTAAACAAAAGGATAAATCGATTGATGGCTGAAAAAGAATCGCTGATGGAAAATATACGCACGCTTTGCTTGCGAAGAGATTCCGGCAGGAAAAATTTGCACGATATATTTTGTAAAAATTGACATAGAAAACAGCACACACAAATATTGATAACTTGAAATTGATAGTAATTATGAGGATATACATTAGCGGAAAAATAACAGGCCTCCCATTCCGGGAAGTCGAACACAAATTTCAATCGGCCCAGAATTTCCTTGAAGGGTTTGGGTTTGAGGTTGTAAGTCCTTTAAAAAACGGATTGAGCCAATCTCACACATGGCAGCAACATATTGTCAGGGATATCGAACTACTGTTGCCGTGTGAAGCAATTTACATGCTCGGCGACTGGGTTGATTCTGTTGGGGCCGGAATTGAATACGATGTTGCCGTAAGAACCGGAAAAATCGTTTTGTTTGAAACAAATACCGCAGATAATCTAAAGAATGCATTGAAAACACAAAATGCCATATATAGAGTTGAAAACACAAAGTTTAACGAAATTATAAAATAAAATAATTGAAGCGATGGACTTACCAAAATTATTTGAGCTCGTGTTTTGCGAAAACGTATTTAACCGATCGAGAAAACGAGAGGCAGTAGATAAGCGCGAAGCGGTTTACCTGTTTATGCGTAGAAATTTAAAAATGGGATGGACCGAAATAGGCCGGAATGCGGGGCGTAGTCATTCAACCGTGATATCCGGCGTGAGGCACTTTGAAGGTTTGTTGGATGTGAATGATTCGAGAGCAAAACAAATTTGGGATGAAATGACAAGCAGAATAGATGCGATCACGGATGAAACAGACGCACCTGCGATCGAGATCGCCGTTCGAGTGGATAAGGAATAACTAAGAAGAAAAATAATAGCTTAAAATAAAAATTATGGACAAATTTCACAACAGCGGGAAAATAGTAATGCACCGACGAAGCGGAAGAATAGGCCGCACTTACGACAAAAACAAGCCTATAAATGGCAGGGTGCTTATTTATTTCGAAACAGGCGAAAAGAATGTTTACGAGATTAGGCCTACGTTATGCAGTGTTGAAAATTTAGAAGTTATCGGATTTATTGAAGACTAAAAAAAGCCCGGTGTCGCCGGGCCTTCTAAAGTTTGTTTTTGCAGGCTACCAATCAGCCCATTTATCGAGGTCCTTCTCCTCGTTATCCCAGAACTCTTCTATTCGCGTAAAAACGGCATCTACTTGGGCTGCCGTGAGGTCCTCGATTTTGTATATCAATTTTTTTACGTCAACATTCCATTTCTCTCCAATCCCGTCGTACCGATCTGAATCTTCAACACTCGCAATCAAAGCGCCGGGTATGCACCTGAATTCCGGTGTTATTATTGTCCCGTTCAATGCGTCAGCCATGTATGACCACTCATTGGGAGTGAATACTCCCTTCAGCTCGCTCATCGATCTCTTTCTGATCATCTGCAGCTCGGCAATAGATTGAGCGATCCTCCAGGGTTTGATCCCCGTTTTTGCTGCCATCTCGGCCTCTCTTATTATTACACTCACCGTTCCTCCGGCAGTGCCGAAAGAAGTCAACCACTCCCACGTTGCCGTTGGGATGCGGGTGTTAATTGCTTTGTCGTTCTTTGGTTTCATATCATTTTTATAGATTAATATCGGCCTCTATTCTTTTTATGTATTCTGTTTCATCTTCAGTAAATCCGTACAGTGCTGCGTTCTCGGAAAGATTCCTACTAAATACAACATCATTAAATTTTTTATTATCGCCCATAAAAGATAGCGCAAGCTTTGCTATCTTTCTGTTTATCGAAATAGATAATTCTTCTTCTTTTTCCATCGCTTTATTTTTAAATTATTATTCTTTCTGTAAACTGAAAATCGGATAGGAGAGACAAAACCCTCCCTATCCGATAAAATTCTATTCAGTAATAACGCCGTCGTTTTTCCACCATTCATCGAAGGTAGCTACTGCTTTTTCGATCAACCCCTCCACTGCCTTTCTACAAGCGGGTGTTAATGAAAAATTAAACAACCCATACACAAAGTCGTTTTCAATTGCAGCAACATGAATGTATTTCCCGTCGTGCGAAGTAAGATAGTTTTCATGATATCCCTCTTCGTTTTTGCAAATGAAATGATCTCTTGCGCCTGTTTCGTTCTTAATCCTCAGAAACAGCGCAGGTATGCCGGTTTGGTTATTCTTAATAACAAATTCACTCTTTTCGAGAATTGAATTAAACCAGCCAAGTGTGCCAACAGCACTACCTTTGCACTCAACTTTAATCTCAATGTTATGTGTCATAATTTTATTTGTTCAGCTTCCCCTGTCCCCGGTCTAATTATTTTCAGTTTATATTTTTATGTTGTTAGCTTTTGCTTCATCCTTTGTGACATATCCAATAATTCTACCACCCCATCCGTGACCCGTTGCGCCTCCCATCCCGTACACAGGCAACTCTTTTCCATCTGAGATGTAGTATATTGTCGCGAGTATCCTTCCCGATTTTCCTTTCGTTTCAACCCAGTATAGTAGTTGTACGTTTTCCGTGTAGTGTGAGCCGGATATTTCAACCTCTCTATACTTTCTTGTTATGGCGTCATACTTTGTCATATTTGCCTTGTTTTAATGTTATAACACAAAGGTGGCAGCTTTTTCCGATATATGCAAGCATTTTGAAAACTATTTTCAATCATATAGAAACAATCAATAAATATATGATTGTTATAAACAGAAAAGCGGCTGAACTTTATGCTCAACCGCTTATAAATGTTTAATTATTAAATGAATATATTATTCTTCTTCTTTACGCTCACCGGACAGCTTCTCCCATATAGCCGACTTAATATCCTTGTCCTTCTGCTCGTCTTCATTCATAGGTCGAGGAACAAATAATTTCACAAGCTCTATTTTCAATTTTGCACGCTTGTCGTTATCTTCCACGCTTTCGATATCATCAAACATACCCTTTATATACGTCGGATCTGATACCTTTTCCCAGATCATTTTACGAACATCATAGGAGACTTTATTCTTTGCTCCTTTAGGCCTTCCTTTCGGATTGTTACAGTTCCCGGCCGGAGCACCACGACGCTTTTTTACAGGCGCTTCATCTCCCACTTTCTCTATTTTCTTTTTAGTATCCATAGTCTTAATACATAATTGATTGATATACAGAGATTAATCAATATTGATTGATTTACAAACTTACAATCAACAATTTAATTCTAACAAACATAATATTAAAATCGAATGTCTTAATTTGTTCCTCACTAAAAACATTACGATATGGATCCAATTACAATAGGGTTAGGAGCTGCAGGACTTGCAAGCAGCTTGTTTGGCGGATATAAGGCAGGCAAAGAGCGCAAAAAGATGAGAAATGAGCTCGATGAGCTTGAGGCCGAGAATAAGGCAATTTATAACGCCCAAGCGCTCGGTGATTACACGCAAAGAGCCGACGCACAGAATATTCTTCGCCAAATGCGTAATCAGTTGGACCGTCAGACAAAGCGGGCAGCAAATACGCAAGCCATAACCGGCGGGACGATTGAGCAAACCGCAGCCATGAAAGATTCAGCTAATCGTGCACTCGCCGACACGATGGCCAATTTAGGGGCCGTAGGAGCACAATTTAAAGATCGAGTGACCGATCGTTACCTCAACCGCAAAAATCAACTATCGACGCAGAGAATGAACTTGTTGGATCAATCTGCAAGGGGTTGGGAAGGATTGATGCAAACAGGACTGAATACATCAGCAGGTGCATTGAGCAGTCTTATACCGACAGCAAGTGCAAATATTCCGGGAGCTGCACCCGGAAACATAGCCGGTGTAGGCACTGCGGTAAACACATCTCCGATCAAAAATGTAAGCGGAATCATATCCGACAAGTATAACGCGCCCTGGAACGCCAAGAAGTAACAGCCATGTCAATATCGGTTAACTACATTTTACAAGAAGCTGAGCGTAAAAAGAAACAGGCGCAGACAGCCCCCATTCCTACGCCCGAAGAAGCCGTTTCGCAAGATGGTGGCGGAATAGTTCCGCAGGGAGCTATCGAACGCCGTACGGCGAACCAGATCAATTCCCTCAATCAGCAGAGGCAACAGCAAATACAACAATCACAACAGCAGCAAGCGACGGCGCAACAATCAGATAATATCGATTACAGCCGCAAGCCGGCAGGATGGAGCGATGACGAGTACAGAGCTATTCGTCAAATCTATTCCGACGATCAGATTCGGCAATCGCTTGCTCAACCCAATCCGGATGACCTTGTACAGGGTATTTACACGCAGCTAATCAAGAATAATATCCCGCAGCCGAAAGCACCTGATGAAAAGACGATGAAACGGCAGCGAGCCATTGCAGGAATAGGTGACGTACTGGGGCTTGTATCGCAGGCTGTAGCAGGATCGCAGGGCGCCATAAACCAACCACGATCATTCGACCAGTCAGCTTATGGGCAGCTTAGCAAAAAACAGCAGGAAGTGTATGACAGATACATAAAAGACGCGGATCGATATAGCAGTAACATCATCAATGCGCAGATGAAAGACTATCTCGCAGGGATGCAGGATTGGAAGCAGACGCAAGCAAATATAGCAAAAGCCTTGAGCGATTATCGCGATTATCGGATAGGGGTTGCAAAACAGGCGCAGGATGCCGCCTATAAGCAAGCAGGACTCGAAGATACACGCAAGAGAACGGACGCCTATATAAAGAATTTGGAAGAGCAGGCAAGGGACCGTAAACGACGCACAGATATAGCAGCGCAAACAGCGTCTCAATCAGCAGCCAGGACACAGGCATATATAGAGAATTTAAAATCATCCAAAAGAAATTCAGCCGGTGAAAAAGTGGATTATCAGCTTGTGATCCCTGCAGCAGAAAACGATCCGACCGCAGAAACCGATCAGTTCGGAAATCGGATAAAACGATTCGGTGTGAGTTCTGGAGAAATAGATCTATATGCCCGTCAGGCCCTCAGCGATGAAGATTTTTTGCGAAACCATTCAGAATTTTTTAAAACCTCAGGACAATCGTACACGGCCGACGAGAAAAGAAACATCGCGGCTGCCTATCTGCAGGAAAAGTATAACCAGCAATTCGTGCAGCCAACAATAAATCCGGCAGTTAGAGCAGGTGGGTTGCTATACGGACAGACACCGGATGCTAAACAGGTGCCTGCCGTTAATTCGACAAAGCAGAACACCGAAAAACCGATCACTACCGGCCCAAAGCTCGATGAGGAAGAGTTGGACGAAATGTTTCAAATCATCTATTAATAATCAGTTATGCCACAGCCAGATACATTATATTTCGATGACGGTAACGGACGAATAAGACAAGTTCCGTACGACAAACTTGAGATTTTTAAGCAATACTTCCCGAATGCCACACAGGCGGATGAACGAGCACTACGGCAAATAGAGGAAGAAAGAGCCCTGCGTAGTGAAAAGGAAGGAAAGACGAAAATACCTGAAATCAAACTGCGTCAGCCGGACTTAACAGGCCTGCACGGATCAGTATCGCTCCCGGAAAATGCGTCGATTCCCGAAGTTGCCAAAGATGTACTAAATGTGCATCGATATGATCCCGAGATCAGTTTTTCGGCAAAATACGGGGCATATAAGGATAATCCGGAGTTGTTCCGTGACAGGTGGGAGGATACCGAAAACGTACCGCTTACCGATTTGGCGCAAAAAAAATACGATCAGATAAAGGCAAAGAGCCGGCCAAAAGGAATGACCCCAATCGTCCCCGTAGGATATGCAGGTATGCCGGCAAAACCGCAACAGGAAAAGCCGGATGAGCTTGAGAGCCTGAAAGACTTTCTTGCAAACACACCATCCGGGCGCGGCTTTGTGGAATACGACAAAAAAAGGAAAGAATCGTTTGCGCAGCTCGACAAACAACTCGATGCCGAGATAGCAAATCTGGAAAAGGAAATAAAGGAAAAATCATCAGCGAGACAAAAGCTGATAGGGCGTGGAGTTCCGGGAACAAGATACGGCGTTAATCCGTCATGGTTGCCGCGTGAGGAGAGGGCAAAAATAGACGCAGCTAAGGCGAAAGATGTTGAAGAGGCCGACAAGATAGCCACGCAGGATGATCTTGACCTTGCCATGAAAAACCTGAACGAATTAAAGATGTTGCAGGCGGCCGTAAAAGACAAGGACAGAAATGCAGTATCTCAATTTCTTCGTGAATTCGGAAGACGGCTTCCGGAATCATTGTACAATATCGGCACATTAGGTATTGGTGATGTTATTGAAGGACTTTCGCCAAAAACAGGCGGCCCTATCGCAAGCAGATCAGAAGATATTTTATCGCAATACGCCTCATTGCATCAGAATGACAGAACCATTGCGCAGGATATAGCACAAGGGACAACGGGATCGCTTGAGTTTATGGCGCAATTTGCAGGAGCAGGAGGAATTGCTAAGGGTGCTGCGGGTGCAATAGGCAAAGGATTGTTAAGAGAAGGAGCAAGACAGGCTGCCAAACAGGCCGCAACGAAAGGCACTGAAAAAGTGCTAAAGATCGCAGGAAAAGAGGTATCTGAGAGCTTGCTGCAGACAGCAATCATGCCATCCACACTGGCCACTGCCATAGAAAAAAACGCAGAGAATCCTGGCGGTTTCCTCGACAGCTATGCGAACGCCTTTGCATCCAATCTTGTCGAGGTAGGATCAGAGCGTGTCGGACAATTTATTCCGGGCTTGGAATTTAAGAATCTTCCTCCATCTATTCAGAAGATACGGAAGGCAACAGGTATTCAGGGAGCTGGAGTTGAATTTCTCGAAGAGCAATTTGCTACTGCAGGTCATGCAATGCTTGGAGACGAACAAGCTGAATGGAAAGACCTTGTTGATCCTCGCAAACAGCTTATCACGGCGGGGGTGGTCGGTGTTATTCAGCTTCCATATGCAGCAATAAATGCAGGAGGGTATGCCGCAGCGAAACACAACGACAAAAAGCAAAAGAGATCGATCAATCAGGCCTATACAAATAATCTTACAAACATACAATCAATTTTTGGAGATGAGGCCAAAGATGTGATATCGTTGGTAAATGGAATCATAGATAACAACAGACAGGACACCGAAACGATATCCAAAGCAATAAGCGGAATCGCTACATCGAACGAATTTGACGAGAAACAATCAGACGCTTTAATAAAATATTCATTAGCCTATTTAGCAAAAAACGGACTCGAGAGAGGGAAAAGCGAAGAGATACAACAAGTACAAAAGGAAGCACAAGAAACAATACAGCAGACAATAAATCCGGAGACAAACAGTATCATCCTCGCAAAGATACCGGGCGTAGAGGAGCCTACTTTTGTTCAAGGGAATATTGTTTTGCATGAAGACGGATCTATCGACACACATAAATCGGGAGAAATTTATTACACTGACAGCAACGGAAAGAGGCAAGTTATTGATCCGAAGTTTGTAGATATCATTGAAAATGTTCCGGCTGAACAGGCAATAGAAGAGGCTACGGCAGCAAAAACTGCTGAGGTAGTGAACAGGCAGGCAAACGATGAAGTGCGTCCTTATGATAAGGGAGAGATTATAAGATTCACCTCAGATGGGAATATCTCGCTCATGGGTCAGATACAGGGGGTTGACGATGCTGGTAATTATCAAGTTATGGTTGATGGCATCCCCGCCCCTGTTATCGTTGAGCCGAGAATGATTATCGATGAGGATAATCTTCGGGGCGTGGATAACGGCGTACAAGTGGACTATACCGATGAAAAAGGCAATATCGTAACCGGCACGGTGGATGATATGAGCCTGAGAAATAACGGTATTATCGTTATCGACGAGAAAGAAGTACCGTCAGTAAATGTCATAGGAGTACATCGGGAAGAGCAAGCTAAACAGGAAGAAGTTGACAGAATGTCAGAAATTTCTCCCGAAAATGAGGGTATGCCAGCCGAACAGATAGAGCAAAATGTCACAGAAACGGGAAAAGAAGAAACAAAAGGACAAATAGCATTACCAGAGGAGACGGAACAACCATCCGGACAAGATGTGGAGGCGGAAAAGCAGGCATTCATGCAATCACTACCGATCATTCTGGAGGGGGAAAATAAGGGTCAAATAGATCAATCACGGATGACGCCGGAGCAGAATATCAAATATTTTGAGTACCAATACGGTACGGACAAGGCATTACGTGCCGCCACCAAGATGGTTGACAACCTAAAAGAAAGGATTAAAAAGGAGCAGGCGAAGCTGGATGCCGATCCGTTCAATATTGCACAGAATGATCTTGTAGAAAATCTTTTGGCGCAGCAAAAAATATATCAAGATTATACAAGCAATGCAGCACCGGTAAGGGAAGATGTGCAGGTTGCAAAATCAGCACCGGACGAAAACACAAATATTGAACCGGTAAAAGAATCCGTAACAACAAAAGCGCCAGCAGATGTTCCCGAACAAGCTACAAAACCGAAGGAAAAGCGCCAGGCCAAAGTTATCCAACAGGGAGAACAACAAGAACAGGCCGCAATAGACGAAAACATGACTGATGCTGATCGTTTTCTGAATGATATTGAAAAACAAAAAGAAGCTATTCGGCAAGAGGTTGAAAAAATGACGCCAAAACAGCGCGAGGAGTGGTGGGGAGAACCGCAATCCTTGCGCGAGTATATCATGCGAGAGCTTATCAATGGGCAACGTATTCTATGGTCCGATACCCCTACGTCAAAAGGTTTCGGAAGTCATCTTGGGATGAAAGGAAAAGAGAAGGAAAGAAGAAAATACATAGGGCTGTTAGGTTCAGCGAAAACAAATGCTTTAACGCCAGAAGCTTTTGCGCACAAAGTATGGGAGGACGTTGTCTCAAAAGGAGGTGAAAACGAAATAGGTGTCCGGTTTCATAATGTGGATACTATGGGCGTTTTGGATGAGGTGCTGGATGTGCTTTATACTCACTACTCGAAAGGTCAGATGATATCCGATATTAACGAAAGCAGGCTTGAACAGATTTTTAACGAATTGGATATGCAGGCCGGAGTAGCCATGAGCGGCGCATGGGATATCGATCCAAACGAAAGATCGCAAAACGAAATACTTCTCGAACTAAGATCAGAGGCAAAGGACGACGAGATATCAACGTATGAAATAGAGGAATATTATGTTAATCAGGTAACACAAGACGAGTTTTACGAATATTTTTATAAATTTGTAGCAAATAATAATGATTATGACGAGACAGGAGAGGTTGGAAATAATCAACAGGATGCTGGAGAAGGATCCGTCCCTGCCGATGGAGAAGGACGAGATACGGGTAGCTCTGTCGATAACGAAGGCGCAGAAGGAACTGATCGAGCTGATGAGAGAGAAGCAGAGACACCAAAAGAATCTGCAAGCCCAATCGGATATGGGCAAAATGATCAGGGAGGAAGAGGCCAAAACGCTGAGGGAGTTGCTGGAATCATGCAAGAGGGTACTGCAAAATCTCTTAAGCAACGAATAAAAGAGACTGATGCTGAGCTGAAGAAGAAACAGTTTGCCATCATTCAGGCCTCAAATCCGATGAAGGACGATATCCATACCGGTATAAGATCGGCAGATGAAATCCTAACGGCAGAGGAAGCGTTCTCTCCATTAATTGAAAGCGGAGATGAAGCTTCACCGGACTTCACGGCAGCCGATATGGCGGAGGCTTTAAAAAGTGGTCAGATTACAGTATATTCATCCTACCCGATAGCAAACGGAGTGTTTGTTACCCCATCCAGAATGATGGCCGAAGATTATGCCGGCGGAAAAAATGTGTATTCTGCACGTGTTCCGATTAATAGCGTGGCATGGATAGATGAAACGGAAGGGCAAATGGCGAACATTGATGAAACGGTTAATACTGAAAGTTATACAAAACAGACAACTTCAAGTGAAAAATCACAGCATGGTTTATTAAATGAAGAGAATAAACTGACTGTAAATCAGAAACAAAAAGAACAGGAAGAGCCTTTAAAGGTTAATCAAAAAGAAAACATTAAAAAACAATCGGTTGAACAAAAAGAAAATAAGGACGAGCCAATCGATATTCTCAAGAAAGCGCAAGAGACTGTTGGAGGGGAACAACAAAGGAGAAATATTCCGGTAATAACAGAAGAGGAATACCTATCCATGAATGGGGCGCCATTCATGTCCGGATCAGAGCCGGCACTACACATGAACATTCAGGACGATGCCAACAAGAAAAAAAATATAGGCCGCGTAATGGGTGACATGAAAGAGAATAATGAGCGAAGAGAAAAATTAAGGAAGGAATACGCCGAGAAAGTAGCGAAGGGAGAGATACGTCCTCCCTCCAGAACAGAATTACTCATAGCAACGGCACAAGGACATCCGGACAATGAATCGACACAAGCCGCCAGAAGATTACTCGAAAGGCAGGGAATAAATTGGGAAAGACCAAGTGATAATAATTTAGTTGTTAACGAAAAAGGTGCAACTCTTGCAAAAAATAAACCAAATGAAAAAAGAAAGCAAAAAGCAATCAACCTCCAAATCAACTGGGACGAAGAAAACGGTGATGTATCCGCAAAAAGAGATGAAGCCTTCGGTGCTGACCCCGAAACAAGAGACGTACAACGGAAAGCGGGTTACGATCCGGCCATCGATAATAGAATAACCAACATGGAGCGGCTTCTGATAAACAGAGGCCACCTGGATTTTGTAGGAAATCCATTAACGGGACCCGTTAAGATAACAGACGCCAACGACGTTGCTTTTCTATTTAAAAATCTTGAAAGGGCTCAATCGGAAAATGTGTTTGTTGTCCTTGCGAAAGATAATGGCGAATACCGTGTGTTATATCTAACTACCGGATCATCCACATCGAGCATCGTAGATACTAAATTAATAGCTCCTGCCGCAAAAGACTTCAGAGCAACAAAGATGTGGATGGTACACAACCATCCGTCCGGAAAGCTTGAGCCATCAGTTCAGGATATTTCAGTGCATAGAAACCTTGAACAGCTTGGCGAGGTACTTGGCATCTCGGTTATGCCGTCAATTATTATCAACCTTGATTCGGGGAAATATGCCAAATTTTCAGAATGGTCGCGCACAACGATCGATACGCCAAGAGGTCCAGCTCAGGGTGAACCCGTCCGGGTTGATGTTTATTCATTTGACAGGCAAATGCTATATACCCCGTTCTCGGAAAAACAAAAAATAAAGAGTTCGGTTGACGTTGCCCGGTTATTAAGCCAACAAAAACGCGGAACGGTAGATAAGATTCATGCCCTGATTATTGACAGAGCGAATAATATCAACAGGTATGTACTTATCGACGGCAACGTATCAACAGATGAGCTAAACAAAATACTACTCGAAGAAGTAGGGAGACACGGAGAGAACGTCATCCTTTCTACGAACGGCATTCAGTTGGACTTTAAGAGGATCAAAAAGGCATTAAACATCGTCGGAGCCGACCTCCTCGATGTGATAACGATAAAGCAAGATGACGATATCATCAATAATTATGAAAGTCTATATGAATTAGGGCTACTTGCTGATGAACAAGCCGGATATGAGCCGCGTCAATCCGAAAACGTTCCGGGTGCTACTTACAATGGATTAATGTTCCATGTAGTTGATGAAGCCGGATATTATTCTACCGTTGAAGATGCGCTTGAGAAGATTAAACAGGAGAAAGGTACACCCGAACAATTCAAAGCCATGCTGCTGAAAAACGGGGCTAAACAGGCCGAGTTGGACTGGATGGGATGGGATGAAACCTTCACCGGTAAATCGGTAACAAAAGCCGAGATACAGGACTGGATCAACCAAAATAAGATCGAAATAAGTGAAGTAAGGAAAGAAAAAAATGAACCACTTACTGAGGGGGAAATTATACAAAGAGAACAAGATATTTATATCAATGCCGATATAGCTACGAGAGAAAAGTTTGGTATTGACGAACCGATCGAGCGATGGGATGAATATTATAAAGGTGATGCTGATGAAGATATATTAAACGAGATAGCTGCAAAAAACGGATATAGTGATTATAAGAAAATGTTCGATGCGATGGACTTATACTACGAGGATCTTGTTTATGAAGAACTTAGCGAGTTAGATAGATCGAGAGAAGATAGCACCAAATATTCCTATTACGTACTTCCTGGTGGCGAAAAATACAACGAATTGTTGTTGACAATGCCGCATAAAATATCAGAAAAGAGGAGAAGATATGAAGAGTTAAGAGCAAAAGAGAAAATGACAGAATCAGAACGTCGTGAATTTTCTGATTTGGTAAACGATGATGTAGATATAAGCGATGAAAAATTCCGTTCACTCCATTTCGATGAACCTAATATCGTTGCACACATCCGTTTCGATGAAAGGACAGCAAACGGTGAGAGAATTTTATTCCTGGAAGAGATACAATCAGACTGGGCGCAGCAAGGAAAGAGACACGGGTTTAAAACAGGGAAGGATAAAGATGTATTGAGGGCTGAAAAAGCCTTAGAAGAATCGAATAAAAATCTTGAAAAAGCTATTAACAGAAGGCATGAATTAGGCCTACCCGTCGGGGCAGGATCTACGGAACAGAAGATGTTTGGTTCAGAAATATGGTTATTGGGGAATAATAAAGAGTATATTCAATTAAACAGGGAGCTTGAAAAGGTAAGAAATAACAAGGATTATAATTCCATTCAGCAAAGAATGGAGGAAATAAAAAAGGAATACGACAAGGCAAATTCGGATTATCAGAAAGCGCTTGATGATGTAGAATTGGACAGCAAGGTGTTAGAGAAAATGAAAGAGCTTTCAATCATTTCCGAAAGATATAAGGTGCCAGATATGCCTTTCAAAAAAACCGACCAATGGATAACCCTTGCATTCCGCAGAATGATGCGATATGCAGCCGAGAACGGTTATGACCGAATTGCATGGACAACGGGAGAGCAACAGGCCGATAGGTACAATCTGAGCAAGCAGGTGGATCGAATCGTTATAGACGAAGAGAACGGGCAGTATTCCATTATGGCTGTTCCAAAAGGGGGGCAAGAGCTTGAGAATATAGCAACCGCGACAAAAGAAAACCTTTCCGACTATGTAGGGAAAGAAATTGCCTTAAAAGCGATCAACGAAGGGGGTGGCGATTTTCGTGGCGATGATTTGAAAGTTGGCGGCGAAGGAATGAGGGCGTTTTATGACCAAATCGTTCCGAGCGTCGTAAAAAAAATCAGCAAACCTTTCGGCGTAGATATAGAGACCATCGAATTGCCGGAAACAGGAGCGCAACAGTCTATTCCTGTTACGGACGATATGCGCGGATATGCCGAAAACGGGATGCCGTTATTCAGTATAGCGCAGATGAGTGAAGATATCGACACCCTTCTTAACGCCGCAAAAACGCCACAGGAAAAGACGAAAATCGTTTCGGATATGGTCGATGAGCTGGAGAGCAGGTATAGGAAATCGGTTGACACAGTAGTGCTCCCAACAAAAAAAGACGTATTTGAATCCCTCCGGATGATGGGGGCCGACAGTGAATTGCTTAGCATGGCCGAGAAAACCAAAGCCAAGCTTAACGGAGTTTTCTTTAATGGTGTAATATACTTAAATTCGTCTTCGCTCGATAAGGCGAAAAATGTAGCAGAAGTGTGGGCGCATGAGAATTTTCATGCGTGGATATCGGACAAAAAAGAATTATTAGTACCTTTGATAAACAACCTCGACGATAATTTTCTGAACGCAAATCTTCATGCGTACTATCATAAGCTCGATAAAGAGGAAAAAGTAAACGAATTGCTTGCATTTGCCGTAGGGAGAATTTTCACGGGGAGAGATATTGCAAGAATAAAGGAAGCAGATGTCATTTTACCGGTAATCATAAAATATTTAGATTATGTCACAGAAGGAGAATTTAGTCAAAGTGGTGCTCGAGTACGGAGCGGGAGAAAATCGGATGCGGATGCATTACGAGATAACCAGAGAGGCATACCGAAGGGCGAACGAATTAATCGGCCGGGAGAAGTCTCCTATCAGCCACAACAGGAGGACGGAACTGTTCTTCCAGGCTATGGAGGAGTATCCGGTGTCGGAGGAATAGCGGAATCGGCTTATGCGCCGATGCCACGGCAAAAAGAGGGGCAAAGTCTGGAGGATTATTCACGCGAAGTAAGCGATTGGTATTTCAAACAGAGAGAGCTGCCTAACCAACCATTATTTAGCGTGTCGGATGTCGCAGATCGTACAGGATCGAAAATGCCGGAAGATCTTCGCAAGGAGTATGATGTGAAATATGATCGGTTTTTCACCCGTTTCCGCGAGGCGTGGGAGGACACGTTTTTGCCGGTAAAAGACTTTCTCGATCTTTTAAGAAAAAACGGTGTCGAGATAGCAGAATACAACGATTTCTACAAGCAGGCAACACACCTGCAGGGGAAAAACGATTCGCAGCTGAAAATATTCAAAGACAGTTACCAACATCCGATCACACTTGCCGTCAGCGCACTCGTAAATAAAGGGTTTAAATACCGTGATATCGAAAACTATGTATTCGCAAAGCACGGTATCGAACGCAATGAATACATGCGCAATGCCGCCATAGAGGAATGGGAAAACAATCATCCGGAGGCTGAGGAAGACGAGAGAGCCGCATTCATCAAATCGCTTCCGAATGATTACGCGGGTATCACTGCACTGGAAGAAGAGTTGGGACAACCGGCAGAGATGTTCATCGACAGCTTTGAGAATAAGGCCGGAGAAGAGGATATCAACAGATTGTGGGCGGCGATCAATAACGCAACCCACTGGACGCTGACCAAGCAGTATCAGACCGGTATGATAAACAAAGAGGTTTATGACGATCTGATGAATCGATACCGATATTACGTTCCACTTCGGGGACACGACAAGGAAACGGCTGAGGACAGATGGGACTATACACCCGATATGGGAACATTCTTTACTGCTCCGTTGGTGAGAGCCAAAGGGCGAAGGTCGAGAGCAGAAAGCCCGTTTGCCTTTATTGAACAGATGGCTCACTCGGCCATAGTGCAAGGCAATAAAAACACCCTTAAGCAGTCTATCCTAAGGCTTGCACAGAAGGAGAACGGAGGGTTGATGTCTGCCACCAAAACGTGGAAGGTTAACATAGGCACAAAAGAAAAACCGATATGGGAGCAACAATCTGCACCGTACAGCGAAGACCTTGATACCTATCTTCAAAACCAGCAACTTTTTGAGGAGAGGATGCAGCAGCTCAAAAAGGAGGGTATGGCCTATCAGGGGAGAGCAAGGCTGGATATTGGCGATCTGTTCATTAAACCAAAACAGGCAGAACAGCATGAAATACGAGTTTACCAGAACGGCATAAGTTATACGGTTTATATCAATGCAAACCCGGCTATTGCAAAAGCAATCAACGGAGCGAACAGAGTTGATAAAGCCAAAAACATGTCATGGATACTTAATGCTACCCGAAACATGGCGGCCAACTTCACTACCCGAAACCCGCTTTTTGTCATGACAAACTTCTCGCGAGACTACATTTATTCCACTACGATGTTGCTTGCGAAAGAAACGCCGGAGTTTATGCTTGAATTCCAGCGAAATCTGCCATCAGCCGCCAATGCACTAAGAAGGTATGAGAGAGGAAATGTCGATCTGAATAAAAAATCCGATCAATATCTTTACGAGTACATGATCAATGGAGGTAAAACAGGATTCTCCCATATCTTTGAGCTTGACAGGGTAGCAAAATCGTTGGAGAGAGAAGCGCAAAAAGGCGGAAAGAAAAATTTTGCGGATCATGCAAGGGCGATCATAGACGTTATCGATATGTTTAACGAAGTGGCAGAAAATACGACCAGGTTATCTGTTTATATTACCTCTCGCGAACACGGCAAAAGCATCATCGATTCGATTAATGATGCGAAGAACATCACGGTAAACTTCAACCAAAAGGGGGCAGGATCCAGCGTAGGGAAAAACAATTTCGAGAAATTTATATTCTCATTAGCCGGATATGTAAGGCCATATTATTTGTTTTCCAATGCAGCCATACAGGCGCTTAGCAATATCGTGAAAGTAACCAATAAACATCCGGTGAAGATGGCCGCCATCCTCTCATCGTATGCGCTTATCGGGTTTATATCACCCCTGTTGGCCGCGATGATTGGAGGCGATGATGGAGAAGATAGTTATATGAAGCTATCTGATTGGGAAAGACAAAATAACTGGTGTGTGTTACTCCCGAACGGATCTTTCCTTAAAATACCGCTTCCTCAAGAACTAAGGATATTCAGCCGCATGGGAGACAATATCTATCAGGCGTACACCGGCAGGAAAGACATCTTACAGGTGTTGATGGATACGATGTTTTCCGTGTCAGACCTCCTTCCGATGAACCCGCTTGGCGCAGCGGAAATAAGCTTTGCCGAAATAGCCCCAGACTTTATTCGTCCACTTGCGCAGATTAAATGGAACACCAATTTTATGGGGTCGCGCATCTATAACGAATGGGCAAACAAAAATATGCCCGGATACCTGAAAGCAAGAACCAACAAGAAAGGCGAATATTATGCGCCCAATTTCATGGTTGACTGGTTTATGATATTGGATCATCTCACCGGTGGAGACGGTGTGAAAAAAGGAGTGATAAGTCTCAATCCGGATATAACAAATCATCTGCTGAGGGGATATTTTGGAGGGCTCTATACAATAGCCGAACAAGGGGTCGGCATAGCAAGTGAGGTATATAATTTTACAAAAACGGGTGAGCTGGATATTAAAGTCCGGGAGACGCCGCTTCGCGCATTCTATGCAGATAAAAACGATCTTCAGTTACAATCCAGCGGAATCTCAAGCAGGTATTACGATATATACGATAAGGTCATAGAATCGCGAAGGAGGGCAAAAGCATATACGGAGAAGGTCCAACAAGGCGAGATGGGTATTGACGAATACTCGCGCGTGATGAGTGAACTAAACATGCCTAAAATCAACGCTATATATGATCGGATAAAAGAGATAAAACGAATTGAAAGAGAAATGAAAGAGATGAATCCGCAGCAACAGAAGCAGGCGGAAGAAATGATTTTTGATCTAAGAAAAGAAGTTGTAGAGTTGAACGGCAATCAGTAATTAACTCTAACAAACGTCGATGAACATTATAATACTCACATTTGCATAGTTATGGCACAAAGAATAGTTAACGAGAAATTGGCGAAAAAATACTTCCCTAAAAAGGCAGTAATAGACACGGTGCGTGATGCCAAAAAAGAATACAAAGAAAGGCATGACGTACTCGCAGATGCCTTTTCGGCATGGAACTCTCTCGAAGAATTGCGAATGAAAGAGAGGCGGCATGAGAGGTACGTATTTGGAGACCAGTGGGGAGATAGGATCGTGAAGGATGGCGTTGCGATGACGGAAAGGACAAACATTCTAAATCAGGGCAACATCCCGCTTCAGAATAACCGGATCAGAAATATCCTGAAAACAGTGGTAGGCCAATTCCAAAACAACCAAACCGAACCGGTATGTATAGCCAGAGAAAGAGACGATCAGGAAATGGGCGAAGTCATGTCGAACACTATCCAATACGTATATCAGAACAATAAGATGTGGGGGCTTGATTCTTTGGCGCTGTATAATCTTTTGATTTCGGGAATATCGGCATTCCGAAGCGAATGGGGTCGCAGAGAGGACAGATGGGATGTGTGGACAGATGCGATCGATTTGGAAAGGTTTATCGTGGATAACAATATGAAGGATCCGCGAGGCTATGATTGCAGGCTTGTCGGCGCTTTGTGGGACATGGGGCTCAATGATGTGTTGGGGAAATTTGCCACAAACGAGCAGGAAAGAGACAGGATACTCGATATTTACCGACACATCGGCATGAAGAGCGTTTTCGAGGAATTTACTTCACGATATACCGATAAGAGAAACGAACTTAACTTCTTTGTTCCGGAAAACAATCAGTGCAGGGTTATCGAAGTGTGGCGAAGAGAAAGCAAAGAGCGCATCGAATGTTGGGATACGCTGAGTGGAGACTATTTTAAATACGAACTCGAAGATGTAGATCGCATAAGGCTGGAAAATCAGAGACGAATTGCAAAATACAAACAGCAGGGAATAGCCGAAGAAGACTACAGGCTCATTAAAACAAGATGGTTTGTTGACAACTACTGGTATTTTTACTTCTTATCTCCGATGGGAGACGTTTTGAAAGAAGGAGAAACGCCATACTGGCACAAATCGCATCCTTTCTCGTTTAAGTTGTACCCGCAATACAACGGAAAGGTATATCCGTTCGTGGGTGATTTTATCGACCAGCAGCGGTTCATCAACCGATATATGATGCTGTACGATTTTATCATCAGGAACTCGGCCAAAGGCGTTCTTGTTGCGCCGAGAGAGTTACTCAATGACTACACACAAGAGATGCTGCGGGATGAATGGACGAGAGTGGATGGTTTAATACTCTATAATAGCGATGCGCTTAAAACGATGCCAAATGCCAAGATCGAACAGATCAAAAACGCTTCCGTTCCTGTAGGCA